CAGTCAGCATGTGTAGGGCTATCATATCATTAATCAGTCAGCAGGTGTAGGGCTATCATATCATATCAGTCAGTCAGCTGGTGTAGGGCTATCATATCATCAATCAGTCAGCAGGTGTAGGGCTATCATATCATATCAGTCAGTCAGCTGGTGTAGGGCTATCGTATCAGTCAGTCAGCATGTGTAGGGCTATGTCTATGTCCCTACCTAAACTCCGAAACTCCGAAATCCCGAAACTCCGATCCTCCCGGACAACCTATGTCCGACCTCCATTACGTCAAGCCCGGGGGTCCTGAAAATCCACAAGTCAGCAAAGCATTCTCAACCTCAACACATTTCACCTCATAAGTCTAGTCTGTCGTAATAACAATAACAATAACCCTAATTAAACTTAACCGTTTTATCATTGATTCATTCATTAATTCCAACGGAAAAGTAAAGATGGTTGCAACGGGTAACAATGCAGTGGATCCTGAATATGTCCGTTGGAAATTCCAACAGATACAAGCGCAATTTGTACAAGCTAAAGCAGATGAATTGGTACGCAATACGAACATAGAAGACCAACAGGCTATATTATGTCGTCTCGAACAGGGAGTCGAGGAGATGAAATGCCAAGTAAATGAACTTGAACAAGTACAACTGACAGGAGAAGTTAATGGGACGACCTACATTGTACTTATGGGACGTGGGTCTCTTAAGTATGATAATCTTGATGAAGCCGCAGAAGTAATGAAGTTGTTAATTAAATATATTGAATACGATACCGAATTCGTGAGTTTTATACGAGAATGCCAAGCAAATATCTTAGGTATTATTTAGTCATCATGACTAAGAACATAAGAACATAACATAAAGGAGATACTTATATCCGTTAACATACTTAAGGGTGATGGTGATGATCATCTTATCTTAAATTGAGCTAAGTACTTCTTGTGGTATCTGGCACAAACAATAAAAGTTATCAATTGTCTCTTCGTAACAATCGCTATAATCATAGTCTTCATCCTCATCCATTCTATTGTCGTAATACACGTCCATTAAATGTTCCTCAATAAACAACTTCAGGTCTTCCCAATGATCTTTTTCTAACGGAGTAAACGCTTGTCTTAGATCTTTATAATTAAACGTAAAGAGCATCTCTTGATAGGCTTTACTTTCCATAAATGATGTTGCCGAACCAATCACATACTCCTTAACACATTGTTCAAAATTACTTGATAGAGCAAATAGATCCATGACTTCACCCATAACTGGGGTATACCTTTGCTCCCAATTACGTTCCATCAACGTATATATCATCATGTATATCTTATCCGTTACTTCAACATTAATATTAATGTCTCTGATGTCCATTTCATCATCATCACTCTCTTCCGAATACATTGATGATACTCCGTCTCCAATTCCCTCTCCATTTTTAAGTTTTAATAACTTATTAGTTATGCTGTTGATAGATAATTCTTGCCCGTCTATCATTATTGGTTCCGTATAGCACTTAAACCAGTTACGCAAAATCGTTGAGCATAAGTATCCTTCCTTCTGTAAACAGCAACGGTAAATATACTTGGCCACACCAAAGGTTGGATGTTGAACAATTTTTTCCATTGGAACATAAGTCGAATCCCTTGTCACATCCAAGCACGACGGAACGATACAATGAACATCAAACTTTGGAAATATTTCAAATAGTTTACTGATGACCACTTTACACTTCGTAAAATTACGACACTTTAATTTGTTGCGAATATTATGAACGGATTCTTGTAAAAACGCATTCAACGGAACTTTATTATGCTTGTGTAACGAGGCATATATATATGGATCCTGCATCATCTTAAACGCAAGTGAAACGTATACTCCATAATACTCTTCTGCAGACATTGATAAACATTCCATTATATAATCATAAATGATATTGTCAGCTATTGAGGAAGGTGTTACATACATATACATATCAGGTTCTTCTCCACAAAGTTCTTTGTAAAGGCTGATGATAAGATTTATACTATTCTTAGGATTTGAAATCATATGACGGATATTATTATCATGTTCAGTCTTGTATGACATATACTCTTGTGATGTTACAATATAATCTTGTATATATTGCGTTAAAAATTCATGATACCGTTGGAAATAATTTGGCAATGAGATCATGTAATAAGTAACGGTTGGATTCGCGAGGGTGCACTTCATCAAATCAAAATGAAACTTAACGGCCGAATGGTGGACCACTTTCATATCAGCATTTGGCGCCCACCAAGGTGGTGGTACCGGGTACACACAATCTACTTTGTATTCCATGTTAGGGTTGTTTTTTTCACGCAAAACTTACACGGAGAACAAGACATGAGTGTGTTTCAATTAAGTTATGTTATGCTTTATGACTTCTAGCTAGTTATCAAGATACTTGTAATGAAGTCGCTCTCTATAATAACCTTCCAACAAGTTGTATATATCGGGCATTCCCCACTCTATCGCTGCTGCCATACCATCTTCTAAATCTTGTATACTCAATCTAGTTCTTGTCTCATTATGCACTATAATAAGACGCAATAACAACGCATATGATGAATCTTTTAACGTTTCTCTAAACAATCTTCGCGTCTGATCCTTCATAAAATTTGCTTCCGCCGTCACGTTCCCCAACTGTAAAACAGCTCTGAACGTCTCCATAACAGTGTTAGTAGTAATTTCAATATCCATTTTTTATTATTTTTTTTTCCTCTGTGTTTATGTTTTAATTTGGGTTTGCTTTAGTTCTTATTAGTTTCTTACCTCGTCCCCATTACGTAAGCGATCTTACAACCGAAACACCAACGACGTCGTACGATGACGTCTTAAATTTTCTGAAATCCTCTTCATTGGAATCGTCATATGAGAAATTTTCCCAAGCGCTAATCAGTTAAATGTTCGATACAAAATCCGTTTTGCTTTGTCCGTTTCGTGCATCTCAAGCGTCTTCAGTGAAATCGTCATATGATGATTTATGTAATTACACCTTGTCCCTAGCGCACACCCCCCCGTCCCTGAGATCTTACTGAATAAATCCGGGGGTAGCGCGCAAAACTTCTATAGGATTTTTGTGAGTACCAACTGGAGTACCAACTTAGGGACCATGGGGTACCAACTGGAGTACCAACTTAGGGACCATGGGGTACCAACTGGAGTACCAACTGAGGGACCATGGGGTACCAACTGAGGTCCGAATTGGACACAGAAAACGGATTTTGTTCCCGTTTGTTCTCATTTGCTGACTGAGTGAAATCGTCTTTGTGTGATTTCACAATACATGAATTACTCAAAGACGGAGCATAGGAAAGCATTTCCAATTCAAACACACAACTCAACAGCCACCAGAAGAGCAGAACCTTATTTAGAATTAGAGTTAAAACTTTAAAATCTAACGATCATGTCATCATATTCTTCTTCTTTTGTGTCTAAATTCTATTTCTATTTTTCACTTGTAGCGTTTTCACTACTCTTATTACAGTGTATATATAGAACAATGACAATGTTAACGAAAATGGGATGCGATTATTTTATCGCATCAGAGAAGCATAACGACCTCTTTGCGAAGTATCAAACTGGAGAACTTGGTAGAGAGGAGTTTAATATCAAACGAGATATGCTCGAATGGGAGCGTATCAAATGTATTCGTGAGCATTATGAAAATGAAACCGGAGAGGAGATCAGCAATTACGAACTCTACTTCAAATTGGTGGATAACAGACATGTGACATTATTTGAAAGACGCTGGGGAAATGAAATGATTGAAGAAGCTATGAAACGTGGTCATGTGCGCATGATATCATATCTCTTGACTAAGTTTGATGGTTACTATATATATCTTTCAACTCTTGAGGATGTAATTGTCTATGCTGCCAAATTCAATCATGAGGATTTACTGGAATCAGCTGTTCTACTCTTTAAAGAGATTATGAAGCTTGATGACAGCGCTGAACTTTGGGTGGAGAATGACACTCTTCATTATAAAACTCAACGCAGAAAGAGTGCTCGTTTACAAGCAAAAACAAAGACAATTCCTGTAAGCTTACTCTCAAGAGCTGTTGATACTTAACTTAACTTTCAACTTAATAAAGCACAATTCTAAAATAACTAAGTTTCTATCTAATCTATCTTGTGTTATATACTTATATACAAGACAATGTCTTCAGTGCAACGGTCATATCGCTACTTTACTCGAGATATCGATGAAGACGGTTGTATTAAAGAGTATACAGATGCTTGTGTGTTACTTTGGGATATAGCTGAAGCATGCTTTCAAATTACTGTAACACTTTGTCGTATTAGAAGTATGGGATGTGAAGAGTTCTTATACTCTTTAAGAATTTTACGAAGCACATATAAATCAGGTTGGGACTTACTTATACACGAACTGATTATCCATCATCATGAACATCTACTTCAACGCATCTTTACATTCACCGAGTTAATTAAGACATTGAATCTAAGTGATCATTTACTAATAGCTATAGGTTGTCTTAACTATAGTGCTATCACATTGTTATTACCATATTATCAAGGTTCAAAAGGAGACGTATTGGACATGATTTATAACACTTCTTTACCGCTACAATGGAAATGTCTTCTCTATCAGAAATGCACGAACAACTTTCGAGCAACGGATACATTGCTAAACCAACGGATAGCTATGGATATATCAGATACAAATACAATAGAGAATAAAGAAAACGAATGTCTATTCTCTAATATAAAACACTAACTTGGTTAGGGTTATGGTCCTCATTGAAGTACCAACTGAGGGACCATGGGGTACCAACTGGGGTCCCAACTGGGGTCCCAACTGGGGTACCAACTGGGGTACCAACTGGGGTACCAACTGAGGTCCGAATTGGACACAGAAAACGGATTTTGTTCCCGTTTGTTCTCATTTGCTGACTGAGTGAAATCGTCTTTGTGTGATTTCACAATTTAAGGAATCACTTCAACGTGGCTCGGAGGATGAACAGGTGAACACAAGAAAGCATTTCTAATCGAAACATACATATAAATCAAAGTGTTAGATTGAATAGCCCTAATACATTTTCTTTTAATTTAACTGTTACAAAGATGTCTCGTTTTAGTGGTTGGATCGTTGAGAAGCGAACTAAGTTCAACGGATATGTTATGGGTCATCGTTCCGTTGAGAATTTTTATGATTCAATGGATTATCGTAAAGCCGTTGAAGTTTGTGAGGCACAAGAAGGATTAAATTTGTCTCAAAGTATAAGAGAATATAATTTACATGCAGTGTCTTATATTTTAAATACATATGGCTTATCAACATTTGAGACCTATGTAAGATCTGAATTTACAACAGTAGAGCAACAACGAACTGATTGGAAATTACATTTTGATAATGCATGTCTTAAATTAGTTGAGAGTGCACTATTAAAGTGTTCGACGAGATTTGTTAAATCTTTACGAAAGCAACGTGATGCCTTTTCAATATTACAGTTACTTCTTGAAAATGAAAAGATAAATGAGCTATTACAAACGGATGGTTATTGGATTGTTGATCGTTTTTGGATGAGTGTGTTTAATAAATTGCAACCTTGTCGTGCCAACAGACGACATAAAGACACGTTATTTTTACTCTTTTCACGTTTAAAGAAGGTGAATCTTGAGAAATATATGTATATACTTTATTCGAGATTGCTCCCTGGACAGTTTTGGGTTTTAAAAATCACAGGACATTTTACGTTGAAGTGCATGTATACGATGTTAATAAGGAGTGAAAATCATATACCGGCATTGTATATCGTGCAAGAATTTCCAATGTTTAAAACAGAAACGAATGCATTTGAATTGTTAAAGGTTGAAGATCGTATTGTAAAATACTTTTATCTAAAGAAGGATAAAGGAGATTTGTATGAAGACATTATTGATAGAGTGAATTGTTTATACATGTTATATATGAGGGTAATATTGCGTCATAACAATTGTCATAATATGCCCAAAGGACTCATTCAATATATTGGAGAATTTATAACGGATATGTTGAGTCAGGATCCAGACAAGAACTTATTGCAATATAATAGAGACGTTCACAGAAATCTTGCAGAATACCGCGCATCAGTAATAAGACTTATCCCAAATTATTATTTTCTCAAGAACATATTGAATGAATGAATCACTAAAACTAAACTTTAAGTTAAGTTTAATATGATTAAGATCTTATATATATATATTTCGAGACAAGTCATACGATCAACATTGCCACGCAAAAATTTGCCACTTAGTATAAAGCAATAATAGAAATACAATAGACTCAATACAACAGAAATACAGGGTGATCCGTAGTGCTCTCCATACTTCAGTATATCCATCTTTCTTGTTCTCTTGTTCCTTCTCTTTAACCATCACTTCTTCAAGTATCCGTTTACACTTTGAAACACTCACTTGTAAACTTGTTATCTTGTTCAATTGACGATCTTCCCACATCTTTTGCTTATACAATCTTTGGTCTATTTGGTACCTTTGGTCCCTTTGGGTTCGTTTTAAGGGCCGCGGTGACCACCTTAATTTACCATATCCAACAACACCTGTGTTTGTGTTTTTTGTAGTGTGATTCTTCTTACGTAATTCCATATCTACTTACTTGTCTGGTCTATTGGTTCGGTGTGATTTGGTTTGATTTACTTCTGACTCTTGACTTGACTCTTGACTTGACTCAAAACGCGCGGCGCGCAGAACATATGTTCCGTGGCGCAGAATGTGTATAATAGACACCTCCCCGTAATCTCAAAATCCTCATTATCAATTTCGCTCCAACGTGATCACCATTTCTAATTCAAACACACACACTTCCACTTCAGTCTAATTCAAACTCCCCATCCATGATAATGCAAATCTAGTATACGTAATTCTTGTTTATTGGATGTAGTAAAATAAAATCCACGATGGTAGCTGGTAACAAATTATTTAAGGGTAAAGTGCACTTGTTCACTCGTGTGAGATACTATGGAAATCTATATGTTGCTTGTTTTCTTGGTGATGAAGAGGCTGTGGATTTCTTTCTACACCATCCCAAGTTTAGAAAGTCGAATCATTTCTACAAATTTTGCTGTGACATGATTGTTACACAAGGTTGGCGCTTTAGCAGTTATGATGATAATAATGTAATTCTTAAAGATAAAGGAATGAAAAAGGTGGTAGGAATATTATGGCGCGAAGCTACCGGGTACCCAGATGTCATTAAAGTATTATTGCAACATCCAACTATTTGTGATATATTAAAGACGGATGATATGATAGAACGTGAACTATTACAATGTTTAGAAAGATGTATAGTACGAAATGACATTGAGACTGCAGTATTATTTTTGAAAAACACCAAGAAATCACACCCAGAAAGATTATACAAAATACTTTATGGTATCCTTATGGCAATTTCCATTGGGTATTTAGAAATGGTAGAAGCTTTAGTTGAATACGAAGATACTTTTCAAACTAACAGTGATGTCAGTATGAAATTTTTACATATCATACTAAAATATGCTATGATGAACAAACAATATGCAATTGCAGCTTCATTGTGTCGTCGTTTGTTTGAAAGAGGTGATCATATTGCTGAGCAACTCGAGGCAGGACAAATTGTAAAGTATACAGAAATAAAAAAATATACTACTACCCCAAATGAAGAACAAGATAATGATTTTTTTACTTTAAATAGGTTTACTGATGAAGAAAATGATATTGTATACAGTCAAATGACTGAATTTTATACAAAAGGAGGAAGTCTTCATTGGTCTTTTATTGGCACATATGAGAGTGGCGAAATGGATGAGTTATCTGATTGCGAGCAAGAATATATAGAAAAAACAAGGAAACAAAAATTAATTCATTGGACATCGATTTCCTATGCAAAATTTATCAGATCAACATGGCAAAAAGATAAGGATACTTTATTAGAAGAATTTTATCAAGTTACAGCAGAGCAAAAGGAGAAGCGTAAACGATACAAGTTTATAACAGAGGATTATCCATATCAAAAATGGCATGAACGTGTTCACGTTTGGTAGATCAATTAATCATAAAGCAAATCTAATCTAAACACATTTACACTTCTATCATTCTATCATTCTGTCCACACATGACATTGGTCATTATCTACCTACCTATCTATATTATTGAATTCCTTACATTCGTGTTGCCTCTTGAAGTAATTCACACTAAGACAAAATAAAATGACTACTGCTGAAATGGTTTCTCCGGCTAAGCCTTCGGTGTCTTCGGTGCCTTCATCAGATAAGACTTTTGCGGTGCCTTCGGTACCTTCTTCAGTTAAGCCTTCGGTTAAGCCTTCGGTGCCTTCGGTTATGCCATCGGTACCTTCGGTAAAGCCTTCGGTACCTTCGGTAAAGCCTTTGGCTACACCACGGCCTTCTTCGCGACCTGGTTCACCTGTAGGGTTAAAGCGTAAAGAGATACCTAAAAATCGAGAGATTATTGAACTTTCAACCCCAACATTACCAGTATCTTCGGATCAATCGGGTCAATCTGTTGGTGAAGAGTCTAAACAAATTACTGAACAATCTGAACAATCTGAACAATCTGACCCGAAAAAGAACAAGAAGGTTGTTGAAGAAAGTGTAGAAGATGATGAAGACGAATCGTTAGATGCAACGGACAAGTGTAACGGTAAAAAGCGTAAAGCACGCGATAGTGCAATTGTAACAAAAGAGAGAGAGACAAAGAAGAAAAAGAAGAAGAACAAATCTGCATCTTCACCAAATAGTTCATCATTTGATGAAAGGCAAATTCGTCGCGCAAATAAGATGTTTATAACGCTTATTAGTACCCATATTGACCAAATTTCGCATCGCTTAAATGAATATCTTCGTATGGACTACTCAATTGATAACGTTATTATGGATTTGAGGAAAATATATGAAAATTTAAATGTCATTGAGGAGTCAGAGCCAGATGAATCAAAATTATCTAACATAATTATTCGACTTCAACGCATCATAGCGTTTGGAAATTTAGCTCTTCAAGAACAACCCAAATATTCATTACTAAATGTTACTTATCACAACATAGGTTTTTAATTTAACTTGCTACAACATTCTTGTAATACACTAGTAATAATTGCATAACAAAATTGTGTTCTCTGTAATCCTTTATTCTTGTCATCACTTCGTTCTCCTAACTTTGTCTGAGTAAACATTGCATATTCTTTCCACACAGTTACTTGATATTCTTGTATCCTTTTAATCAACTCATTAAGAAACTCAAAAGTATGCACTTTATGTCGAATCTTGTAATGTAATGTGCTCACCAAATTATGCAACTTGTCCGTATCATCCGTATAAGCAAACTTTATAATACCAATAGCAGTAAACGTAATTGCATCCATGATTTGTTCCTCACTCCACTTAACAAACGCAGCATTTTGAGATACACATCCTTCGTTACTAATTTCATACTTTGCCATATACTTAACGTAAGTGCACCATCCATTCTTTTTCAATAAATCATGCAACGTAATCAACATATCAGCCGCCCTCTTCTCTGTTGTATCTGTCAATATATCCGTTAACACTTCCTTTGGTGATACTGCTTCCACTGATGGTTCCTTTGGTGATGGTTCCTTTGGTGATGGTTCCACTGATGATGGTTCCACTGATGGTTCCACTGATGGTTCCACTGATGGTTCTACTGATGGTTCCACTGATGCTTCCACTGATGGTTCCACTGATGGTTCCACTGATGGTTCCACTGATGGTTCCACTGATGGTTCCACTGATGGTTCCACTGATGGTTCCACTGATGGTGGTGATACTTCTGCATTATCACCGTCATCCATTTCAATAGTTGTTTCCACGTAAGTCTCATTATCATCATGGTCGTCATATTCAGTTTCCGTTTCATTGTTAGATACAGATTCATTTTCGTCATTCATCTTGTTACTGTTCGTCTTTGTCACTTTTGAAGTTGAAGCAGAAGCTGAAGCTGAAGAACTACACTTATAATAACGACTACCTTTTCCCTTTGCACGTGATGCTTTCTCTTTCATAATTTTTTGATACAAATTACGTATAACATCATCTCGTGTTCTCTTTCCAATATAAATACGAAATACATGACACAATAAATGTAAACATGAAGTATTAACCGTGTCCAAGTCATAACGTGTAAAATCACCTTCATATATTTGTCGGAATTTTTGTATTTGAGTGCATTTACCAACAAGATTAATCAATCGACCCCAACTAAATCTTACACCATGACTACGTAAAGGCTTTAACATCTTTAACACATCAGCCTTTTCTTCATTACTTGTAGTTATTTCTTTCAATGCTTTAGTTATATATTTTTTGGGTTGCTTTTTCGTAGGTTTTTGGTTTTCCTTTGTCGTCATCGGGGTTTCTCGTCTTATAAAAGTTAATGGTGCTACGTATTTAGGATCACATAGCTTTGAAATAAGCGTCGTCTTGTTCATAATGTGTAATGTTTTACCTCTAATTCCTTTAATGCGAGCAAGTAATTGTAAATTTGGTAGCATATGTCGCATCTGTAATTCCTTTCTTGTATAACCTTCAAGTAAGAAACGCTTTAAACTTCTCCAATGAATATTATCCCTTTTCATAAACGTATCATACAATCCTTGTATTTCATGAGCATACAAATTTGTATAATTGGGCAAATAAATAGACTTTAACCAAGTTCCAATCTGTTCACGTGTCTCTGTATTATCAAGAGATTCTCTTGTCTCCACAGCAGAATGTGCATACAATTGTTCAATTAAAGTCGTTCGTGAAATTTCATGAAATTTTACTTGTTGATAAACCAATGCAGCAATTGAATACGCAATTATTAGTGAAAAACTGATATGAACATAATCACGACTCTCCATCTTTGTTCTCTTTTCACATACATACTTTAACATTTGCTTTTCAGTCTTTTTCATAAAAGTATAATATAATACCAAATGTTTTTTGTGTTCATCATCTAGTTGATTCCACGTAGGACAAAATTCTTTAACAAGCACCACATTTTCCGAAAATTCGTAATCACTTAATAGATTTTCATATGATGGTGTAAGATAATGAACTAAAGTAGCCGATGGTATAACCGTTGAACCAGAAAAATAAATTGATTTTCCACGATACATATACAATGTCTGTAACATCGTTACATTAAAATTACGTAAAACTTGTAAGTCATATACTTCATCATCACAATGTTTTATAAAAGATGTTCGATCTGTTTGCTTCATACAAGAAAACGTATTATAAAATACAACTTGTGTATTAACTGTTAAAAGTGATAACTTAGTGCAAGACTTTAATTCATTCAAAATTGATTCATTTCTCATCTTAATTTGTATATTTTCTTCAAGTTTTTGAGGCCAAAGTCTTAATGGATTTTGTTGCAAAGCTTCAACCAAAAGATGAAGAAGTAAAGGCTTATCATAACGTAAAATTTCCTGTATTGTATAACCTTTTGCATGCTTTTCAACATACGCATTACTTGCTGCAAATAAACCACCTAAAATAAATTTTGAATAACTACTTAACGTGTCAAGTTCTATTGATCCGTTACATATTTTCTCAAACAATGATTTTTCATCCGTTGACATTAAGTAATACACTTCCGCCAATCGAACTTGATTTATGTGACTAAGCAACGGAAACCAATCACAAATTTTACACAACGTCTCAATAATGTTAGGGTTCTCCATCTTTTTTTTTCCACCGCTTTTTTTAATGAACTCACTCACTCGGATTAGGTAAGTTTTAGGGTTAATTTAAGGCTTTTTTGGTCTTGGTCTTTTGGTCTTTCAATTTGCACTCGTGTGTAGGTAACAATTAAGATTTGCTTTGTTACAATCAAGGGAAGTGACGATGAGAGAACGCGAGCGCGCGCGCAGAATATTATTTCGGTAGCGCAGAATGTGCATCATGGACATTGGTAATGCGCACACCCCAAATTACACGTGTGCGATTTTCTTATTTAGAGGATTCCTCATTATATAAATCGCTTGAACGTGAAAGTAGTCGATTCAAAATCCAAATCGTATGATCGTATAATCGTATGATCGCGCCACCCACTACACTCTTCGTCCGCGCGCGAAATCACCACATTAATCAAAATGCAAGCAAATGCAAGCAAATGCAAGCAAACCCAACTTGAACTCACACATAAGAGAGTCAATTATTTGACAGAAGAATACCATGCTACTTGTACGACTTACTTGTTTGTACGACTTACTTGTTTGTACGACTTACTTGTTTGTCATAGCCCTAACCCTCTATTCGGCTCTACTAGGCCCTGTGCAACGGACAAAAAAAACAAAAGAAGAATAGAATGTTTGCTTTAGGTGGTTTACCGCGTAATCTTGGGCGATTGGAGTATAGTATTGATACACCCGAAAGGATGGCGACTATTGTGTTAACTGGTGGTAGATACAATTACGGTCATAATCATTACGATTATAATCAATATGACGAGGAATCTTGTGGTTTTTGTAAACAATCATATCAAGTTGTGAACAAAAATATGCCAAAACGCGTATATTTTCAATGTGGTCATACGTTTCATTCTACTTGTTTTATGCATAATAGAGGGACACAAGTTCATAATCAGCAACAACGACGCAAAAGGAAACATAAAAAGCATCATCATGGGTATCGAAAATGTCCCCTATGTGGTTGCAAAGAAGGAAAATGCAAAAAGGATAAAGGAGTTCGGCCAGATTTGCTTAATTCTAATCTTATTTTGACAACCGCATCATCACTTATTAACAATAATACGAACAATGTTGTTAACAATAATAGTAGATCTCGAGAAAAGAAACGTAAGATGGATGAACTACAAAGGCTGTTATCGAAAGCACAAAGGACGAGAAATGAATTGGATGCTTTGGGTGAAAGATGTAATAGAATACTGCAAAGTTATCCCGATTTGTTGTCGTCGTTTTCGTCAACACCTTCATCGTCAACACCTTCATCGTCAAGACCTTCATCATCATCACCGTCATTATCATTTTCATCATTGATTTCGGACGATTATACGCAAATGTTTTTACAACGTATTCGAGCATTAAGAGCAGATATGCAACAAGATAATTATGATAATAATGGTAACAATGCTATCGGTGAAAATGATGACGACGACGATGTCCCTGAAGTGACTCTTATTGAACCACCACAACCTACGACTACGGAACAAGAACAACCAAGGGAACAACAACAACAAAGAGAAAAGGAAACATGTTCAATATGTTGTGAAGATTTTGAAGATTATACGAATTCATTTACATTTCATTGCTCACCAAATGTTCCTCATCGATTTCATCATACTTGTATGGAACGGTTTTTATCACATGGGAGATCACCAACGTTATCTAATGTTGGTCGTGGGAAGAAAGAGATTAACTGTCCTCTGTGTCGCAAGTCAAATGTTGTCTATCAGTGTCACGATTGTCGAATGCATATGCCGCAAGACAATGCAACACATTTTACACAGAATAGTAGAACGCGTGGATTACAAGAAATGATAACGGAATCTGATGATGATTTTGATGATACGAACACATTTAAAATCTGTTTTAAATGTTATATAGAAAAATCGTACCAGAACGAATAAATAAAAATAAATGAAGATAATACAGTTTAACAAGAAAGAGTTTATTATTTTACTTAGTTTATTACGTTCATATTGTCAATATTTTCCACAAGACACTACGGCAAAGGGTATCTTGACATACTTTAATAGTCGCGAGTTTGAGTATCCCACATCAACGGTCAAACGCATTATCCTCACAGAGGAAGAGTTAGATTTATTGCAACGGATAAATAAATTTGCAATTGTTAACGGTATACTTCATGAATTTTACAAGAAAATATATGATATTTTATCATCTGCAAGCACGACAACTACAACAACAACTACTACAACAACAACAACAACTACATTATAATCTTATGATCGATAACCTGTATTAATATCATTTGCATTTAACTGAAAGATTAATAAATGATTCATTCCATGAAAATCATAAAAATCACCATTTGTTTTGCGCATTGATATTGTTATAGAACCAACTTCAGCAATTGGTGTCGGGAAAACAATAATTTTAGAGTCAAAATCATTCCCTTTAATTGCTTTTAACATACCTGGTTTCATTAATAAAGTTGAATAATCACTGTCACCTGTTCCAGGTTGTGGATTAGCTGCTGGTGCACGAAAAATACATTCCGGAAAATTTGCATCAAAAACCAATGTTGCAAATCCACTATTTAATGAATCATTAGTAGATTCAATACGATCAATTGTATCTGATGGAGTTGCACCTATTTGTAAAATAACATATCGTGGAGTATCTACAATATTATAATTATTTCGACTTTCAATTGGAGTAGATACCCATGGATTTGCTAATGCACTTGTAACACCACTTGTTTGATCTAATGGTGGAAACTTATTGTATAATAAATTTGTATTTAAATTTGATGGTGTCGAACTACCATATCCTAATAAATTTACAGCAGTAGAATCACTATATGCCTGTGAACTTCCAAAAAGTAGTTCTAAAAATAGATCTTGGTCATATGTTCCATCATCTGCACCACGTTGTATTGCAACATTTGTATTTTCAGATGCATTGGAATTTGGTGTAAATAAATAACATGAACCATCATTTGCATCTAAAACTGAATATGGAAAATATTGTGCTCCAGTTTGTGGACCACCTACAACAGGTACAATTATACCGTTAGTAATTGCATCATCTATTGCACTTTGTAAACTTCTTGTTACTTCTCGACATAAACCATTAGCTAAATCATTTGGTGATGCAAAATCATATTGACCCTCATTCATTATTGCTAATAATTCATTTCCAACTTCTAATTGTATTGTTGCAGGACGATGACGATTGTATAATGTTGTCTCCAACGGTATATTATTGATAAAAGTGGCGCCAGAATTTAAATAAAATCCCAAAGCGTTATAATTTAAATTACCATATCGTCCACGTAAATATCCACTACCACTATTTGTTATCGTTATACTACTTATCGTGTTATTTGTTACCACTACAGTAATTAATGCATTTGTACCACCGATAATACCCGGTGCCGAAACAGTTGCTAATGTATCATTTGGTGGAACTGCACCATCTCCATAAGTTCCATCTACATATCCATATCCCGGATCAATAATACGAATATTCGTTATAAAATCCTGAACATTAAACGGAATATAACGATTTTCACTATTTACATTGTATTCAGTTTTTGGTATAATACTTCCCTTTAATTCAATTGATGTAACATTACGGAAACTATCCGACAAACGTAACGAATAGTAACAAGGATTAGGATACAATGTTTTATTACGTTCATTACTATCAATAACAAGAGTATGACTACTACTTGTAATCAATTCACTTGCATTAGGTAAACGACCTTCATACACTTTTCTTGGTAAATCACTAAAATAATTACCTCCACTTCCATTATATCCAAGTCCAGTTCCGGAAAATGCCATTTTACTTTTTTTTTCTTTTTTTTTTATTCTTGATCCTGTTTAATGTCTATAGAAATATTTAAATTTTTTAACAAGTAATTAATTGTTTGTTCAGATAATGATAAAAAATTTTCCCTGTTATTCCGCGCAATTATTGTTGGTGGAAATAATGCACTCTGATCCGTAAATAAATTTGTATCGTCATATTTTTTCTTAGCACGAAATCGTTTTCTTACTTCTTGCTCAAATTTTTTCTTATAATAATCATATAAACTTACATGTAAACTGCGAAATTTATTCATATTATTTTTTTCCATAATAGACAATGATGGAAATAATTTATGCTTAATCGTGTAATGAAAATTAAATGCAGCACTGATAAAATCACGACAAAGTAAATTAGTTTTTTTACCCATATGATTACTTCCTTCACAATCACAATGACATAATTGATACAAACCATGTGGATAAATACGAAAATAAATATGATTACTTGAATGTTCACCTTGTTTATTTAAACAATAATGACTGTCCACATTAATAATATAATAACCACGTTCTTCATATCCTTCATAAATTTTTGTTACATTTATACCATTCCATTGTGGAATTGTATAACGATCAATCATTTGTTCAAATGTTTTTTGTAAATCTTGCGCAGTTTCAACCGACATATTATGAGGAATTTCAAAATTATGAGTGATTTTACGTTTATACTTTTTTTTGTAAACAAGATCTTTGTAGGTCTGTAAAATGTAAATCGCATCTTCATTCTTATCTTCTTCATATGTTTTTAATAACTCAGAAAAAGTTGATGTTTCCGGCTGTAACGGATCTTCATTATTATATGTTCGAATACTACTCTCGTATAATAATTTTACATATTGACGTAATTTCACATCCTGATCATCATCATTTTTGTCATTTTTATCATTTTTATCATTTTTGTCATTTTTGTCATTTTTGTCATTTTTGTCATTTTTGTCATTTTTGTCATTATGAAAAAAATATTGCACAAAGTTATATGGACGTTTTTCAATAATCTCATTATACCGTTTTGTTTTACGTGGTGTATTTTCACTTTCTTTAATTAATTCACGATGATATTTACACGAACCCATCATACGTAAACCACTATGATACACCTGTTTATCAATAATATTTCCCCATTGAAATTGTGCATGACTTTTTTCATATTTTTTTGAAAAAATTTCAACAAAACAATCACGTAATGCATGAGCAATTTCAATACGAACAATTAATTTTGGCCAAATTAAATGATACCCGGTTTTTAATTGAACTTTTCCCTCTTTTTCCACAACATTTAACGGAGCACGTAAAATTAAAAAATTATAATCATCATCATCAAATAAAATTGTTATAATTTTATGAATTTCACTGCAAAATTCCAAAAATTCCATCAATGTAATTTCCTTTTCCTGTAAAAAATCAAAATCACAAAACATTTTACAAACAGAAGAAGGACGTTCACAAAGAAAATAACATTCATTTTGTTCAATTCCAATAGCATATTGCTTATAAAATTCTAAAATTTTATTTGATGGAATACTTAAACATCCACCATCCATTGATACATGAGTAAGTTCATTTTCATTTTCTTTGTCTTTCTTTCTACTTTTTGTAATTATACATTGATTGGCTTGCAACCAAGCCTTTAAAATAGTATCTTTCATTTTAATTAAATTCTATTACAATATGCTTACGCTTCTTATTTAAGATTGGACGAGAACCTGATGTAAATAAATCTGATGATGATAATGACGATAATGATGATAATGATGATAATGATGATAATGATGATAATGATAATTGTTTGGTTTTGTTTAATTGATTTTGATTACGTTTTGCTTGTGATGTAACAGATGTAGATGATTTTAATAATTGAATTTTGTTCTTATTTGAACGAGATGTTCGAATACTTTGTTGTCGCATTGCATTTGCAATGTGGTTATAATTTTTAATAATATACTTAAATATTTCACATGAAATACACCATCGGAAAAAATTTAATTGACCAACTGTTGTCGTAACTTCGTATTTGTAATCATCTTGTTTTTGAGATACTCCTCGTTTTGAATTTAATGATGATCTTTCATTAGGAAATATTGTAAATTCATAATATTTAGTCTCTTCGTCATTTCGTTCATGAACATACATGTAAATTCGTTTGTTACGACAAAATGGATCAAACGAACGCTTTGTATAATCCTTTAATTGAGCTTTATAATCAGTATAAATATTGATTCCATTTATATTTACATCATGTTCATAAGCATAATTTGTTACAAAAAAATCAAGCAAACGCAATGAAATTAAATCACATCCAATCCAAAAATAAAAACGATCAAAATTTTGAATCGTAGAGTAAAAATTACACAAACTCTTCAACAATAACTCCTCACGACTATCCAAAAAAGGAATTGATGATGAACTTACAACCATACTTTATACTTTTTTTTTCTTAGAACTGCGTTTAAATTTTTTCTTTAAATTTTTCTACCCTAAATTTATTTTTTTTTCCAATTTAAACGTGCTCGCAAAAAAAATAATTTAAGTATATCGACCAATAATCAAAATTAAACCTCCTAAAATAAATGCATTCACAATAACTGCAATTAATGGAGGAGTGTTGCCTTCCCGAAATGTAACAGGAATAAATCCCTTCTCCCATTCATAAATATAAGCATTATTTAAGAAAATTACCAATACAATTAATGCAACAAATATTTGCCATTTTATATTCGTTTCCTTTTCAAACATTTCACCAAAATACGAAGAAACATCCTTATTCTTTCTCATATTTTGTTGTTGTTGTTGCTGTTGCTGTTGTTGTTGTTGAAACATTTGTTGTCTTTGCCATTCAGCAGCCATTGCCTGTGCCATTGCTTCTCTTTCTTGTTGTTCTTGCATTAATATTTGTTGTTGAATATATTCTTGTTGCTGTTGTTCAATTGGATTTATTGCGCCATACATACTTGAATTTAAATCCATAGGTGAAGATGATGATGACATTTGAGGAGGTGGCGGTGAAACACCATTGCGAACAAGATCACGTTGAGAATTATATCCATGATTTAAATGTGGAATTTCGTCCTTTATCCCTGTTAAATTCTGTATTGGTGTTCCTCCACCCATAAATTTATTTGTTTGACTATTATTCGCATCTGAAGAAGCTGCAAATTGTCCATTGGCCATCATCATTTAAATTCTAATTCCAATTCAATTCAATTCATATACTAACTTAAACTTGTTTTTTTACATGATAACTTTAACGCACATTAATATATTAATATGGAGAAACCAATACGATCATTTAAATGTGCTGCAAATGCACAACAATTTTATCTTCAACAGAAAAATCAAATGTATTGGCATTGGAATTATGATACAATTTTACATGAATATAAATTAGAATATAAAGATAAAATTACTGCAACAGCAAAAGTAATTTTAATAGAAGAAATTACAGATTTTGATGATGATGATGAATATGTATACGATATTGAAATTGCAACAACAGATTTAACCAAATTTCCAAATGAAGCAACATTTCAATGTGGAACTGGATGCTTGTTGCTTCATAATACAGATAGTATTTATGTAAAATTTGATCATCCAGAATGGGGAAACCTACCAAAACAACAACTTTTAGAAAATGTTTTTCATGTAAGTAATCAATGTGCACAAGAAATTACAGCACAATTACCTCCACCACAAGAACTTGAAATGGAAAAAGTTATGTGTCCGTTACTTTTGTTTACAAAAAAAAGATACGTTGCTAATATTTATGTTTCACCAACCAAAAATAAAGGAATTGATGCAAAAGGAATTGAATTAGTACGACGAGATAATTGTCTTTTTGTAAAAGAAATTTTACAAAATGTAGTTGAACAAATATTAATTCATCAAAATGTAACACAAGCTCAAAAAATTGCAAAACAAATGATTAAACAATTACTTAACGGAGAAATTCCGATAGAAAAATTAATTATTACAAAATCATTAAAAGATGAATATAAAGATAAAGGTAAAAATGGACAAAAATTGTCCAAACCGGCACATTTTTATTTAGCTGAACGCATAAAAGAACGAGATCCAATGAATGCCCCTAAAACAGGAGATCGAATTTCATATGTTTATAAAAATTTATCTATACAAGAACAAGGAAAAAAGAATATTTTACAAGCTGATCGAGTTGAAGATCCTACATTTTTAATTGAAAAATACCAAAAATCTTCAAAAAAAATAACAAAACAAATTGATTTTGCATATTATTTAGATAAACAAGTTGCAAATTCCTTGTATAATCTATTTTCATTAATTGTAAATGATCCAGAAACAAAAAAACCATACCCTTTAAACAAAAATAATAAAATATCAAAAGAATGTAAAGAAACAATTGCAAAATTATTATGGAAAAATGCACTCTTACAATACGAAAATAGACAAAAAAATCAACGAATGCTATCAGACTTTTTCTGATAAAAAATATAAAATATCAAAATATAAATATATAAATATAAAATTCTAATAATGAAATGTTTTATCTTTAAAATATCGTTCTTTCATTGGAGGTGTTAATGGAATTTGTGATCGTTCAATGTCTTCATATTGTAATAGGGGATTTACTTTCCAACGATAATAATTTTGAAAAAATTTAAATAAACTAAATTGATAAATTTTAATAATTTTGTTAAAAAGAGTCTTGTGTTTTTCTTTTATTTCTAAAGATAAATCAGCCATATTATAAAAAAAATTGTCACATAAAATATCTTGAAAAAAAAATGGTATTTTTAACATTTCACTATTTGTTGTTTCATAAAATTTATCAACATCAATATTAAATTCTCGTATAAACATATCAAATAATTTTTTTTCCTCACGTATTAAATTATTATTTCCATAATTTTCAAGTTGTTCAAATTGTTCAACACTATTATTTTCTACGCCAAAAAATTTTATGTCATATGCCGGAATAACGAATGTTTTACTTTTATTGATTTCCTCTAAATTCAATTTGGAATCTTTAACAAAAGATGAATCTTCTATTTTAGGAATACAAAAATTATAATATTGAGATAATTCTAATGGATGCTTGTCATTTTCTTTTACATAAGTTAAAGAACCAATTAGTTTTTTATGTAACGTTTGATGTCCTATATAAAGATAATATAATGCCTCAAATACACTATAAATAAAACCTCGTATTTTTGCATTAGAAAATACTAAATCCATGTTTCGCTCAAGATATAAAGGATCGAAAAAAGCAGCATAATATGCATTTTGTTCATCGCTTAATGGCATACTGTCTAATATAGTCTCTTTAATAATTTTACTTTCTTCACTTTCAATATATTTTTGTAAATTCCTATACTTACTATTGTCTTCCGCTTGGAGTCTTTCAAAAACACCCGGTATCATTCGATCTAGGTGTGTTAAATCATTATATAAATATGAAACATTACTATAAAAAGAAAAAACGTATTTTTCGTTTTTCTCTTGTAAAGCTTGTGATAAATTAATATAATTTGGCGGAACACTTGCCATGTAAATACCAGCATAACATTTTAAGTCATCGTTTAAATTTTGACCATAAGCATATGGTTTTAATAATATACGGCCTCGATCTTTCTCTGCTAGTTCATTCATTTTCTGTATTTTTATTAATTCAGTTTGTATTTCTTTCTCTTCTTTCGCGGAAAAGAAAAAAATAGGATGCTCTTCATCATTTACACTCACAACATAGTGTCCCCTCTCAGGTGGAATTGCAATATTATTATTATTGAGAATTTGATATTTAGATGGCTCGTCCCAAATTAAATTAACTTGTGGTTCAATATAAGATTCAGATCTATTTATATTTTCAAAACTAACTTCGACAATGTTTGGTAAAATTATATCAGTAATATATTTACGATTGACTGAATCTAATAATTTCTCATTGTTATTATAACAATATTCTTTTTGACTATATACAATCTCCTCCTCTTCTAACTCGCCTCCATCTTCTTCGCTCGATGAGGACATTTTTATTTTTACCTTTTGACTTGTTTTTTTTAGAAAAAATTATCGTTATTAAAATAAGAATAAGTATTTTTTTTAGTTTTAATTTTAAATTTTAAATTTTAAATTTTAAATTATATTATATAACTGATAATAAATTGTATAGTATTCGTGTATTTTGGTTGCATAAATCTTTAATATGTCATTAAATAAATTTTCATAACTAGTATCTACATCAAGAATAACTTGATTCAACCTAGAGATTACACGATCACATAAAATATCCTCAAAAAAATATGGAATTTTCTGAATTTCATTAGAACTCTCTAAACCTAATTCATATTTTAAAAAGGCACTAGAAATTTTTAAAGTATTAGCAGTATTTGGAAGCTTTTTGTTAATATCAATATTAAAATTCTCATTGGAAGTATTCTCAATTCCAAAAAATTTAAATTTATATCGAGGAATTAAATAATCTCCCTTAGATTGAACTTTTACTTTTAAATTATATTTGCGACAATTCTTAATAAAAAAATCCTCTATATTAAATGTTTCTTTACTTTTTGTTATATAAGTACATGTTCCAAACATTGTTTTATGAGGCATTCTATTGTCAAAATAGAAGTTTTTTAAAGTATCAAATATACTGAAAAAAAATGATAGTAATTTTACGTTGTAAAATACTAAATCCATGTTGTGTTCCAAATACAACGGATCGAAAAAAGCAGCATAATATTCTATTTGTTCTGGATTAAAGTTTCCTGTTTTTGACAATAACTCTTTAATCATTTTACTTTGCGGGGTTTCAATATATTGTTTTAATCTTTTGCTTTTATTTTCTTTCTTGATAGTATTAATAATCTTTGAATCTACTCGTTTTAAATTATTGTATAAATACGGAACATTGTCAAAAAAACAGAAATTATATTCAGCGTTTTGTTGGTTATAAGCTCTTGATAAATTTATATAGTTTTTTGGTACCCAACCAATATAAAGACATGCATAACAGCTTCCTTGTTCTTTATTGGTATTATCAACAAGATGCTGACCATATGTATATGTAGGTAAACTATATTTAAACTGTGTATTTTCAGCAAATTCTACCATTTGCATTAATTTTTGTGTTCTAATTGCTAAATCTGATTCATTTTCACATTTATAAAAAAACACCGGGAGTATTTTAGTGTTTATAGTGATAAGATAATAATTCAAAAAAAATGTGATGTGAAGCGGGTAATCCATTTCTTGCTCAATCGGATAATAATAAGACTCTTTGATATCCCATTTTATAAGCCCCTGTTTTGTACCAATAATTTCTGAATTTATCTCTAATATTCTAGGTAAACATACATGCACTTGATTTTTTCTATTTTTATTTTCTGCTATACAATAATTACATTTTTCTTCTCCTGTTAAAATTTCGTTAAATTTCTCCGTTGCATACCCCTTCATCGTCTCAAAATCAAATTTAGCCGCATAGTCTTTTGCAGCTTTACTAACAGATGAAGTTATAGCAGTTTTTACTGCAGTCCATGCTGCGTTCAATGCCAAGTCCCATACATAAGAAGCCATTAATTGATATTGTAATCTAATCTTTTTTTTGTGTATTACATACTAATAATATAGACATTTTTTATTTAATTTAATTTTTGTAACTGTCTAAAAAGAAACAAAATGCAGAATATAAATCAATTATTACATAAAATTAAACAGAAAACAGGATTAGTAAAAGGGAATCAAAACCATAAATGCACATTAAATGATAATCAAGGATGTGAACAAAATCATTTATGTTTACCTAAATTTGTTATTTTGTTTGACGACGAAGAGACTAATACTAATAGTAATGAAAGTAAAATTCAATTAGAAGTAGAAGATGGTGAAACATTAGAAGCAAGTAGTAATTTTAAAACAGAATGTTGTCCCATTTATCATATTATACGAAATGATAACGTTCTTCCACGAGCTTATATCGTTCAAATTAATGATGAAGAATATTTTATCTGTTATGGCGTGTTTAAAAAAATTAAGCCAAAAACTTTAACAGAAACAATAAATGAAAACATTAACAACATTAACCCATACGAAGAAATAATGAAAAACATTATGAAATTTGCACTAAAAAATAACCCTACTCTCGACCCAAACCCCCCGAATTGGATTATATTTAAAGGTTGGACGCATTTTATTATTGATAATTATGAGCATATATTAATGGTCTTACAACAACCTTATGATTATGAAAATATGCTTTTACAATCATCGGATGCTTTAAGAGGATTATCAAATGATTATTATAATTTTCAATTTTTTAAGAATATTCCCTATTTATTTAATAATATGACGACGTTGTATAAAAGTTTGGATATAGCATCACAAAATAGAATAAATTTATTTTTAACAAGAGAAAATTCTTTTAAATTAGAAATTGAAAGTGAAGAAAGACATCGCTTAAGATCATATTTTCAAGAAAGAAATGAATTTGATTATTTAACTCCTGACGAAAAAGAATATTATAGTTATTTTTTTGACCCGAGTTATTTTGCTCTAAATTTAGAATTGGTCTTTGCGCAAAGTAAATTAAAAGGATTTTTATCAACGCTTTTTGAAGTATTATATGAAATTTACACTCCCCAAACAAAAGATAAAATATACGGTTTAGTTGGAAGTTTAGCAGGTGAAACAACTTATATTAAATTAGAAAAAATTAAAAAAGAAAAAATGACCACAAATGAGGATATCTGCGCTTTTTTATTACAAACAAATGAAGTAACAAAAACATATGATTTACACTTAGACCAAAAAAACATTACATCATATTTTTACGATATTAAATTTGCCGTTCTTGGTTTAGTTCAATACAATAAAAAAGAAATTCAACAACAATTCAATGAAAAATCACGTCCATATGTTTTATTTAAGAATGAACTTGAATATGCAAGAAAATACGGTAACATTTTTTTTTACGATGATATTTTATCAAATTATGTTTTAACAACATTAAATCAAATTTTAAAAATTCAGAATGACCCTTCTTCGGAAAATTTAGTATTTGATAGTGATATTTATGACATCTATGAAAATATAATTGATATATACACGGAGTTTTTAAATCGTAAATTTAAACTCTATTTTGAAAAAGATACATTTTTTGATCCACCAGAAAATATAATTAAGGAATACGAAAAACAACGCGAAGAAAAAATTAATACAACCCAACTTTATGAAATGTTATGAAGAATTGATGGATAAGTATTTTTCAAATTCTTCTACTAACAGAGATTTATATATTTTTGAAATTTTAGATAAATAGTTTTTCATTAATCTTTTGTCTCTCTCTTCTACAGCTTTGTTTATTATATACTGTTTTATTATTTTTGTTAAATGATCAATGGTGGTACCCCAAAGCATATCGTCAAAAAATAAAAAGTTAAACCCATCGTCTTGTTCAAAATGTATTTCAAGTTTAAATTTCTCTATCGTTCCCATTTGGGGTTTCACGTCCTGTTGCATAGAATCACCTTTTCCGGCATCATATGTTAAACGATATCGATCAATTTCCATTTTCATATTTTTGTATTTACTAGGTAATTCATAGTCATGCTTTTTTTCATGTTCACGGATATATTTATTACATTGTTTCATAATATCTTCACTATTTCCAAATTCTACTGTATCACGATACTTTATTTCAAAATTTTCACCTAATAAGTTACTATGCAAATGATCATTTTTTGAATAATAATCGTCAAGATATTGAAAAACACTATGCAAAAAACTTTTAATATTTATATGCGCAAAGGCTAAACGTAAATTATCCTCAAAATATTCTAAATCGAAGAAATACGAAAAATACTCTGCTATTGCACGACCTTGACCACGTTCTTGTAATTTAGCATAGATAAATATACGTAAATTTTCTTTTGATGTTCTTGTTTCTTCAAAGTCATTGTCATCTAATTGAGCCTGACCAAGTATCATAACATTTATTCGCCTCATATACCTCATATAATTAAAGAAAAATCGAATATTCTCAAATATGGAAAATTTATTTTTACTCTGATCCTGGTCCTGAAATACTTTATCAAATTTTTCTCGAGAACGATCAAATTGATCAAGATCATCTTGTGATAATGGTTCTGTATATTTTCGTTTCATTTGGTCATTAATGGTAATATCTTGAATTTGAGTAGTAGTTTGGAAATAATCTTCAATTTGTTGTAATCCCTGTCCCTGTAATTTAGAAATTTTAGACATCATAAATTCACGGTATTTTGAGTCATAAAATATAACATACAAGGCGGAACCAAAAATATAACCACGATTATAACTTGTGGATAAAACTTGAAAACTTATATTTTCCTTTATTTTTCTTTTAATATATTCACGTCCTCTTTTAAACCAATTTTTGTAATTATGTTTTTCACCCCCAACAAGATATTTCAATTTTATATAAAAACTTTCTAATTCATTTAATGTCTTTTCTGGTTTTGTTAATAATTGTTTCACATTATCTATTACATATGATTTTAATTCATTGTTTTGAAAATACTTTTTAATAATAGGATTTCCTTTATTATTATATGTATAAAATCGTTGATTTAAATAATCCAATTGATTTGCAAGTTGACCATCTAGCAACTCTAAATTTTTTAATTGATGTTTGATTTGCTCCTGGTAACTTTTAATCTCTTCGTCAATTTCTTTATTAAGACTTTCCTGATCTTGTTGTCGTTTTTTTTGTAGTGCCGCCATATTCGAATCTGATTGTTTTCGAAATTGTTTGAGTATGATTTCTATATTGTTTTGTATAAATTCATCCTCCGTATCACGTTTTGCTGCCATTTTTGCTCCTTCATCAAGTAATACTCGTGCACTTGATAATTTATCACTTATATCACGTCGATATTTTCCTGTAAATACAGGTTGTATTATATCATCAATTAGTATTTGATACGCTAAATTTGCATCTCTTCTGCTTTTTAAAGTAAAAATCAAAAATTTACTTTGACCTGAGATTTTACCTTTCATGCCCCCACTTAAATAACTATGCAGACATTTGAAATACCGTTCTAATTTTGTTGACAAAGTATTTAATTGTTTAACTACTATATTTGTAGACCATCTTTCTTTGTCTCCTACACCATATTCTTCTACTTTATTAAAAACGGGTTGAATAACATTAATCGTTGATATAGGACAATCTGCAATCATCTTGGTCTCTAATATTCCTAATTTCTGATTGAGCTTTGTGATAATTTTATTGATTAAATTAACTTTCGTTTCTGCATTTTCATCACTAGTTATTCTAAAATCTCTTATTTTAATAAATGGTATAGATCCAATAGTAGTATATGATTTAACGTGTTTATTCTTACGTAATTTTTGCAATTCCGGAATCTCATCTCCGCGTCCAAACCCAGATTCACTCTTCTTTCTCTTTGGCTTTGGCTTTGTTTTATCTATAATAAAACTAAATCTTCCGCCATCATCTTCTTCTTCACCATCACTATCACTATCATATTCTTCTTCTTTTTTTTGTTCTTTTTTTTGTTCTTTTCTTTCTCCTCTTGTCCGCACAATAAAATCAAACGGGTTATTGGATTTCTTTCGTTTTTTCTTCTTTCCTTCTTTCTCTTCTTTCTTTTCTTTCATCTTGCGCTTTGCGTTTTCTCTTTGTCGTTCAAGCTTATCTTCTTCGTAGACACTCATATCATATCGCCCAGGGGGGAAGGGGTCAGGTTCAGGTTTTGCTTCTTCTTCTTCTGATGTAATTTCTTCAATTTTTACCTTTTCTCCTTTTTCTTGCGCTCTCCTAAACAATCCACCTAACCAACCCGCACGTCGTGCTGCACCTTGAAATTTAGGTAATTTACTTTCTCCCTTGTCCTTGTCCTCTATTCGCGGTGGTGATTTACCATCTTCAATTAATTGCTGTGATTCATCTGCAATTTCAAGTAGTGGTTGAACACGACGTTTAGTTAAATTTACAAACCCACCCCACCGAGGAACAATACTGCCTTCACTTTCGCTTTCACTCCCGCTTTCTGTTAATGCAAATGGATTATAAGACGACGATGGTTCACTTCTATCAATATCTTCTAATTGTGGAGGCACGTAATATGTTAATAAAATTCGATCTTGTATTTGTTTTCGTTTCTTAATAACATCTTCTCCCTCACCTGCAAAATTTTTTAACGCCCCTATTGTATATTTAGGAGAATTAAGTTGCTTCTCAAGTTTTTGTTCGGTCGTTTGTAATAAATTTTGACTAAATTGTTCTAATAGCACTACCAAATCATTATACAATTTAGCAATCGCGGAAATATAATAAATTGATTCATATGCTTTATGTAATTCACCATTAGGATTAATTTTTTCGGTGTTAATTATTGTATATGCATTTAGCATGGCATGATAATATCCTGCTCCTTCATCACGTCTTTTATTCGCTTCCTCTATTTTCTGTTCAAAATACTTAATCTGTATTTTGGTTTCTTTTACATCCTTTTCATAATTTGAATGCACAAGTGCAACAAAATATGTATACAAATTTTCCATATTATAAATATATTTTCTCATTTGACGTGTATTTTCGCGAATCTCTTCATATAAATTTGAAATTTGTATTGTTTTTGCCGGTATACCCTTACGTTCATCATATTGATCAATGCGATATTCACCACTAAATTCTTTTGTAGGCCAAAGAATAGAATAAGGTAAATGGTCTAGACATAAATGCCATTTAATAGTAACACCATCATAAGTACTTACAACCGCCTCATTTAATCGAATTTGTTTTACATGTTTTAACATAATATCATTGTCCAATACTAATAGTTTTTTTTTATAAACATCATCATCTTGTTCTTTTTTACCTGAAAATTGAGATAGTTTTATCGTAATTTGATCTTTTATAAAATTAATTGTATTTAATTTTAATTTGTCATATTGACATTTAAAACAATATGGATCATCTTCTAAAAAATCATGTCCCTTTGCTTTATTTATAATAGGCAATTCTTGTTTGATAAACTTTTTAATTCTTGGAACTTTTTGTGTTAAATATTTCTGCATGATGATAACAAATAAAAATTATGTATTATTTATCAATAAGATAAGAAAAAAATAAGATGAATTTGAATTTGAATCAACTCATTCCACAAAAATATGTTTTAAATAATGGAATGACATTTGTTCATCTACCTTCTACGTTTCATAATATTTTTCGTATTGATTTTATTGTTCGCACAGGAATGTTTTATGAACAATTACATGAAAAAGGTTATGCACATTTTTTAGAACATCTAATGTGTTTTTTCCCATCATCCAAATATCCAAATTCAAAACAAAATCAAGATGATTTACAATCTAAAGGAATTGATATTAATGCTTATACGGATGAATTGTATACAGGATATTATTTACAAGGGACATTAGATCATTTTTATAATGTTATCGATTTAATATTTTGGAATTTTATTGATCCAGTTTATGATAATAAAGTTATACGACAAGAAGTTGATGCTGTTTTAATTGAATTACAAAATTATTTAAGAGATCCATGGTTTAATTTGGATAAATTATCGGATAAAATTTTATTTGAAAATACAATGCTCGAAGTTGGAATGGATCAAGAGCTCAAAAATATGGAAAAGTTTCTACAAAATGACAAAACAAAAACTTACATTGAAGAACTTCGTAAATTTCGACAACGGGAATATACTTATGATCGAACAATTGTATTTTTTACATTAAATTGTTCAGATGAAATATTTGAACAACTTACAAATTATTTATCAAAACAATATTTTGCAAACACAAATATAAACAAAACTCCAAAAATAATTACTCCAATTACAAATACAAATACAAATAATACAAAAAATACAAAGACATCAAAATTAAAGGAACACTATAAAATTTTTTATACTCCATTTAATGATGGGAAAGGTAGTAAAATTTATTTTGTTTTTCCACTTCCATTTACAATAGAAGCAAATCAAGTTTATATCTTACATTATTTAAATTATGTTTTATTACAAGGCATGAGTAGTTTATTATTTCGTCGAGCAAGACAAGAATGTGGTCTTGTGTATAATTTCCATAGTCAACGTCATTTTTTCCCTTTTGACACAACTTCTTATAATCACTATGTAATTGAAACAGAAACAAAAGATGAAAATGATTTATCTAAATTAATTCACATTGTTTTACGAACAATCAATGAATTAAAAGAGAAATATAAAGCAATTTTAAATTCAACAAATGATGATTTTATTTCAAAAAAGGAAGCAGAATATTCGTATTATATGAAATTTCATAATACACAATTTGAGGAATCTATTTCATTCAATAAACTTTTAAATTATTTCAAGAAATGTTTCTTATGGAACACAACTTGTAAAACCATTAAAGATCATATTAAATGTCATGAACTTACATTTAAAAATAAAACATTAATTCATCAAACATTAAATGATGTCTTTAATTTTAATTTATTGCGTATTTTTTACTCTTGTAAAAACCCTGTTTTACAACAAGGAGAGTATAAAAGTGTTCATTGTAAAATAAATTTTTAAAAATTAAGAATATAAAACAAAAACAAAAAAACAAAAAGAAAAACAAGAAGAAATAATATAATATGTCAGCATTAACTACAATTGAATTACATGCTTTGCGCACATTTACTGCAACTATACCAGAAGAAAACATTAATGGAACAGATTCTAATACAAATCCTCAAATATTAGGTTTATTTGTTCCACCTTCTACTGTTATTGGTCGACCTGATATTACTGGATATTTTTTATCAGCTGTTAATAATCAAGGTAAAGTTGAATGGGTTGATAATCCAACAGCAACTTTACGTTTAGGTGATTTAGCTGATGTTGATTTAGCTGGTCTTGCTGATGGTGATGTAATTGTATATGATGAAATAACTCAAACTTGGGTACCTGGTAGTGCTACTGGTATTGTTCCTGGTGATGCCCTTGCATTTACTGGAAATATTTTAGATGTTTTATATGATAATGTTACAATTACAATAAATGGATTAAATCAATTAGAATTAGTCAATACAGGAATAACATTACAAAGCACAGATGGAATTACTATACTTGGTGGTGCACCTGTATCATTAGGTGGTGTTGCAACAATTAATGTTGATAATACAGTAATTCGTACAACAGGAAATCAAACAATTGCTGGAACATTAGGAATAGATTCTCTTATATTAAATGATGTATCCGGTGGTGGTGGAAATACAATTACATTAAGTCCACCAATACCAATAACAACAAGTTATTCAATTGTTTTACCTGATGCACAAGGTGGAGTTGGAACAATATTACAAAATGATGGTGCTGGTAATTTATCATGGGTAAGTCCAACGGGTTTACCAGGTGGTCCAAATGAATCTATACAATTTAATGATGGTGGAGCATTTAATGGATCAGCAAATTTTATTTATGATGGAACAGATGTAACATTAACAGGTGGTTCAATGTTTGCTGTTGCATATAATACATTATCTGATGTTCGTATGAAACAAAATTTAATTGTATTAAATCCGGAAAATATTTCAACATTAGATTTAATTAGACAATTTAAAGCATTACAAACATATACTTATGAATATACATTTGATTCAAAACAACGTCATTTTGGATTTATGGCACAAGAGTTGCAACAAATTCCAATATTTTCTTCTCTTGTTACACAAAATAATAAAACAAACGAATATCAAATTAATTATACGGAATTTATTCCTTGGATATGTGAATTATTAAAACGTATTATATAAATTATTATATAAAACTAAAATGTCATCTTCTACAATTAGTGGAACGCCACAATTATCTTTGTCTACGGGAGATGTTAATTTAACCGCCCCAAGTAATGATACATTAGTATTTTCGGGATCAAGTGGTAGTGTAGATGTAACAGGTGTAAATAATTTTACAGTTTCAACAAATTTTCAATCAGGTACAAGTCCTATTGGTGGACATTGTATGAGTTTTTCAGGTGAAACTTTTAGTGCTAGTGTAGGTGCTTATGTAAGTTTTGGTAATGGTGAAAGTACGATTAATGGTATAGTGATGCCATATGATGGTCAATTGGTTGCATTAAGTTTATGTTATCAAGTTGCTGCTACAGATGTTACAGCAACAATTTTTCAAAATCGCGTAGCTACTGCAACTACAATTAGTGTTACAGGTGGAAATCAAACAAATTCTACATTTCCAATTGGATTTACATTTACTGCAGGAGATGAATTAAATGCACAACTTACAACAGTTAATCCAATAAGTTCTGGTGTTATTTTGACGTTTTTTATTCGTTTTGACGCGTAAAAAAAAATATTATTATTATATGATATAATCATCTTAATCTTAATCTTAATCTTATGGGATTAACACGTAAATTAGAAATTATTGCAGCTTATTTTGGTTTAACTATTGTTCCTTTTGATAAAGATTATGTTACACAAATCACATTTGTGGGTAAAAACAATAAAAGAAAAATTAATGCAGCTGCATTATCCTATATGTATACTACGCTTTTTTCAACCGATGATGATTTATTCGAATTTGAATATATTCCCGGTGAACACATCACAATTATATTAGATGATGGCGTTAATACAATTCGTAAATTATGGCGACATTTTCAACAAACTTTATTTCAAGACGAACAAGACGAACAAGACGAACAAGCCGAACAAGACGAACAAGCCGAATTAAGAAATGATACATTCTGAAAAAGAATCACTATTATTATTATTATTCCCTCTTTTATAATTATCGTAAATATTTTCAAATTTATCCTCAAGATCATCTTCAACCAATAATCGATCAGTGGGATTTCGATTTCCATTAGAACAAACAATAATTGATTCAATAAATAAATCATAAAGACTTTTTCTTTTATTATGTATGTGTTGCTCAATATAATCTACACCTTCATAATGTGTTAAAAAACTTGTAAAATCCTCACGTATTCTATGTTTATTTAAAAAATGATTACTATTTACACGCCAAGAATCAAATGCACCAACCAAAAACATAAGTCTATCTTCATCTGACATATTATTAATATCAAGACCTTCATACTCTAAACCTAGATGGATAAATGCTCCGCATAACGATAAAAATGCATGTTGTAAACACTCTTCATATTTATCTAAAGACATAAGTTGCAAAACTATTTTTATTCTTAATATTATTTATTCCTATTAATATTAATTACAATAAAAAAAAACAAATACGAAAAAAAAAAGAAGAAAAAATGTCAAATCGGTCATTTATGAATGCTACTCAATTGCATATAAGTCCAACAACAGGAACAGCAACAAATCGTGTAATATTAGAAGCAACTGGTGCAAGTGCATTAAATTTAACAGCATCTACACCATCTGATATTGATGTTACGGGTATTAATACTGTTGTATTTGATGGATATTTTAATAATGGTTTAAATGAACTTGGTGGTCATATATGTTCTTTTCGCGCTGAACGACGTTTAAGTGCCGGTGTTGGAACAGTTTATTCCGTTGGTAATGGTTTAAGTTCAACAACTGCAGGTTGGGTTATGCCACGAAATGGAACAATAGTTGCTATTGGTTTAAATTGTATAACAGCTTCTACAGCTACTGTTTCATTAATTGGTAGTGTTACAGGAACAATATCAAGTATTTCATTAGCAGCTGCTACGCAAAATTTTACAACGGGATTAAGTGCATCATTTGTCGCAAATGAATTTATAAATGCACAAGTTACATCAGGAACAGTAACAGATGGATCAAGAATTATTTTTTTTGTTTTGTTTCAATAAAATAAGAAGAATTCACAAAAAAAAGAAGAAATATTATAATTATATTAATAAATTATGTCACAAGGAACATTAACTTCAACAACTTTAAATTTGGGTAATACTCGTGTAATATTACAAGCACCTAATAATAATATTCTTGATGTAGAAGGTAATGCGGGAGCGGATGTTGATGTTACAGGTATAAATGATATGACATTTAGTGGTGAAATTCGATCAAATAATGGTGCTTTTGCAATTAGTGGACATGGATTTATAATTGAAGGAGCACGTTTTAATGCAGCAACATCGGGTACGATATTACCAATGGGAAATGGATTATTAAATCAAGGTCCGGTAATGCCGGCATCAGGTACAATTGTTGCAATTTCATGTAGTGTAGAAACATCATCAACGGGAACATTAGAAGCTTTCATTAATGGATCTGGTACTGGATTAAGTACAAGTTTATCTGCCTCATTAAGTGATTTTACTATAGGAGGTGCTATTGCATTTAGTGCAGGTGATCTTGTTTATCTTCAAGTAACATCAGGAACTTTGGATGTTCCAAAAGGTGCTTTATTTTTAAAATTTGATTAGAAAAAAATGATTAGAAAAAATGAAAAGAAAAATATCTTTTTCGAAATTTTTGGACTTTCTGAACCACCAAAGGAACATCGTCTTTTCTTATTTTGAAGAAATACACCTTGTCCATACATTTCTTGAACTTGTAAACTTCTAATAACTTCATTCGATCTTCTATATTTAAATCTGGACTCATTGCACAAGGAACCGCATAGTATTTAAATTTATAATATAATAACAATAGATAATCTCTCCATGATGTCGTATAATAAATGTATTTACATTTGAATTGATAAGTAATTGTTTCATTATCTTGTCTTGTTTTTGAAATACTTACCGTTACAGTTTTACCCGGCAGATAATAATCATAATTATTGTATAATGGCAAGACTCGTAATGAATTGACATTACCATGGATACTACTATATCCTCGTGCTAATAATCGCATAATCTTACGAGGAATATAAACGTGTTTTTTCCTTTTTGTCATCATTGTGACTTGTTTACATTAAATTTGTTTAAATTAAATTAAATTAAATTTTATATCTTTATTGATTTCGTACAAAGATAAACTATAATATGACAAAACACTGTGGTATAATAACAGTAGACTAATAAATCTATAAAATAGGTGTCTTGATATACCATTAGATATAAACACATGTGCATGGTGTAAATCCGGAAAAATGTAACTCCGCATCGAAACCAAAAGTTATCGTTTTGCTGAAAGTAGTAAAGCAAGAAGAACGACGACACGGTCAAAAATAGAAGTGACGTTCGAATTGTTTTTGCCTCTTCCATGATATTTTATTAATTAATATTAATATTAATTGGTTATACTATATGCTATACTGTAATAATATTCTTATTCTTATTCTTATTTTTATTATTGTCTTCGTCTTCGTCTTGGTCATCAAGTTCTTGTTGTTCACTTTGAGTTATGGGTGTAATTGAATTTGAATTTGATTTTGATTTTGATTTTGATTTTCTTCTGTATTGTAAATGATAAATTTGTTCTTCCATCCATTGTCTTTGTTTTTGTCTATGATAAAATCGAATTACTTCACACAATTCAAGATATCCTCCATATAAAATACCAACAATGAATATATTAACAGCAAAGTATGTAAAAATGATAATAGTGAATTTATGTAAATGAGGAGGATCGACATCAAGAATGTATATCCATAAACCAAAAAGAAAACAAGTGTCCATGCTTGACAACACTGTATAGATTACAGTAGGATAATTATCTAAACTTGCAATGCCATTATCATCATCATTTCTACAATTAGAATTTCTTATTAGTGTATTAATTTTAAGTGAACTTGCGATGAAAACATAAATAGTGATTATAATCGTTGCAAATTTCTTATCATAATAAACACAATAGGTCACAACAATTAGCATAAATGCAAATATTATAAACAAGAAACAGACACAGAACATCATGATCACTAAATCATACCATGTCAAGATTTTTGTTTTGGGAGTCTCCATGTTTGTATGTTGTGTCTTAATTAAAATTATATATACAAGAAATTGAATTATTGGATTATTTAAGGTAGGAATATTGGAGAAAGGTTAGCAAATGGATTGTAAACTGTAGACACATTAGTATAAACCCCCCTAGGGCCATGGTATAAGTCAATTCACATGTCTTAATTAAACAGATCCAACTATATAATGGTAACAATATATCTTGTATTGCAAATTTCACTTTCATCTTCCATTGTTTCTCATAATCATAATTTTGAATTATATGCATACATTGGGAAGAAAAAAGAAGAACGGTAACATAATAAATGAATTGTTTTTCATCATAGTAACTTTGGTAAATTGGAAGACAAATTAATGTATGAATAGGTATAACAATTAAACTAATAAAGATTGTTATTTGTCCCATCAAAAACAATTCATCACACCATTGTTTGGGTAAAATTTCATCTCGAAAACCCTGTAAATTAATCATTTTTTTTTTGATTTTGTGTATTTTAGGGAATTGTAATTTGTATGTAATTCGTAAACAATAAAAAATATGAATACGACTACTTTTTCGAAATTCAATACATTAAACAAAAAGGAGAATAAATCACAATGGCAAATGGGACAAGAGCGTCAAGGTCATTATAATCCTCAATTTTTTTTACAAGCAAGTGTTGTTGAAAATCCTTGGCAAAAAATAAAACAATATGAAGCAACTGTTTTACAAGGATATATACCATCATTAGATAATTTAAAACGCGCAGGATATCGTTACGATACTCCACATAGCGGAAAGAAAAAACAATATAATTATCTTTTGAATCAAAGTAAATTACAACGTCAACAACAATTCTTTCAAGAATTAAACAAATAAATATAAATATAAATATAAATTAATTTAAAATAATGATGATCTTTTGGTTCTTTCGGTTAATGATGATCTTTTGGTTCTTTTGGTTCTTTAGTTTATTATTGTGTATACATGTTTTTACTGTTGAGGCAACCTTTATGCATTGTAAAAGATTATGTAATATGTCTGATTTATGTGGTGTTTTGACTTTGCAGACGGGTTATGGACCAATTGGAAGTATGTATAATCATCGTGGTGTTCATGGTTTATGGCCACAGGTTTTCCCATACGGAGATTCTGTGTGTTTCAAACCATTCAATATTTCTATGGAATTACCTTCTAAAGTTTATTCTTGTTACGCCAATCCATTTCGAACCAAAACACAAATCGTTGAATTCGAAACACATGAATATTTAAAACACGGAATTTGTTCAGGAGTTAATAGTAGTGATATGTATTTTAATCAAGTCTGTCAATTATCAAACAAACCTTTACAATTAATGAATTCTTATTGTATTCATAATGAGTATACTAAATGTATTTCTATATTAGATCAATATTTTTATATTAATAATCAATACGATTCGACGGCGCAAGTTGAATTAATTGCGTGTTACAATTACAATTTAAAAACTTGGAATTTACCTTTAAAAATAAAAATAAAAGATCATGGATCCATTGAATAACAATGAGTATGATTACTTAGCGAGTGTGTATAATAAGATGAAACATATGAACAGAAAATTTTTATTTAATGACGATAATGACAATGATCATCGAGTAGTAATACATATGTTAGAAAATGATCCACATTTTTTTACTGAAGCATGGCCATCAACATTAATTACGATGAATTTTGAACAATTAGATATATTTATTAAAGAGAATCTTCATAACAAAAATGAATTATTATCACAATTTCAAGTCTGGATTCCTGATATTTGTCGTATGTTTCATGTATTACATCCATTATTTAAATATATTATGCATCATCCTTTACTTGATCGTGTAAATTTGTTTTTCGGTTTAACTGGTTGTCGAACATTTGTATCATTATTGTATTATGGTAATGAAAAAATACTTGATTTATTTGTTAAATATTGGAAAAACGGATCTAATCGAATGAGTATTTATGAAATATTAGAAAATAAATTACGTTCAAAAATACAAGCTTCAGAGTTAATGCATGAATTATTTTGGGAATATAGAACTATCCCCGTGTGTAATTTACGATACATTTTAAAGTATCCAGTTTTTCAAAGTCCATTGTTTATACAATATATGTTTACATATGCCCCTCCTCAACCTTATGTAAGCGTAATTTTATATATTATGGATATGCCTCAATTTAATCCTCAATGGATACTTATAAATGATAGTCTTGTATTTTATCGTCAATATAAACATTATGCTTTGTTGTTTAAAGCCCACCAAAAGTTGAAACTACCAGCACCAGACGATTTACCTAAAGATTACCTTATTCGTCGATATGCTCAACTTCGAAACAAATATTAATCTTAATCTTAATTTTAATTTTATTTAATATAAAAATAATTGTTAAAAAAAAATGGGTCAATCATCATCATCATCATTAACATCACCGGCGTCATCTTGTCCTCCTTGTTCTTCTTGTCCTTCTTGTCCTTCTTGTCCTTCCTCTTCGTCTCCTGCGCCATTAGAGGAAGCATCACAACAAACTCCATCTAAAAAGGCATCACCTGCAGTAGTTGAATCACCAATTTCTCCAACCACTAATACTAATACTAATCCATCTTCATCAGCACCACCATCACAATCACCACAATCAATGCAATCTACATTTAGTGAATTTGAACGTAATATATTAAATTATACAAATAAAGCACGACAACGTAATGGTTTACCACCACTTGTATGGGATAAAGCATTAGCGGAAAAAGCAAAACGTTGGGGTGAATATTTAAAACAAAATGAACAATGTCAAATACGACATCCAACAAATACATTAGAAGAACGTAATACATATGTTCCAAATGGAACCGGACAAAATTTATACGTTGGTCATGGTTTTCCAACAAATCCCGCTGATGCGTTTTCAGCAGTTCGTAATTGGTATGATGAATGTAAAGATTATGTTCCACCATCAGAAGGTCAAGATATTCCAAATAATTTTGCCGATCCAAATAAACCTGTTGGACATTTTACTCAATTATTATGGAAAAATACAAATCGAATGGGATGTGCTTATATAGATTGTCCTAAAGATATTAAACATAATAATACAATTGTAAATACCAAGGGAGCTATTATTGCATGTAATTATGATAAAGGTAATGTTGGTGGGCAATTTAATGAGAATGTTCCTGGTCAAGCATTTTGTCAAGTGCCAAATGAATGGATTAAAATTAAATGAGCGTAAAAATTAAAATAGAAAAGAAAATGCGATTATCTAGTAACAAAAAATATCAAACTACTCGGTCAACTTACAAAAAAAACCCTTTTTGTCATTAAAAAAAAAAGATAAAATATAAGAGCGATGACATCAATATGGGAAGCGACTCCTCCTCATACTCAACAACAACAACAACGAGATTCTCTTCCTCGTTCTACTTCTAATAATAATACTAATAATAATTTTGCACCAATTTCACCTGAGGATCATGCAGATCCGTTTGATCATGCTCCTGCGTTATTAGAAGAAAACTTTTCATCACCAATACCACAACAACAACAATCATCATCATCGATACCACAACAACAACAACAATATCATCATTATCAACAACAACAACAAGAGCAACAACAACAACAACATGAAAATGAAAATCCAAGTCCATCTGCAAATATGATAATGAATGAATTAACACAAGATGGAAGTTTATTAATTGCAAAAACTTTACAACATTATAATAGTTTAATGGAATCACAAACATTAGAGCAATTATGGTATTTTATTGAAACTTATTTTACATTTTTAGAAGCCGAAAATGAAAAATTTCATGTAATTATTGCGGAATATATTTCACAGGAAGATCATACAAAATATTATCGTGATCCAATCGGTCTTTTAGTTTATTTAACAAATAATTCACAGGATGTCTCTTTGATTTTTGATTATTTGACGAATTTAGGTCATCAAATTGCACAAAAACCAAGTAAAACAGATTCTGATTTATTTTATTTAACAAATATTATGTTATGGTTTGATTACGGTAAACCCGTGCAAACGACAACAGATGGAAGTAGTGAAAACAAAAACATTTCTATTCTATATAATTTTACACAATACTTAAATTATTTAAAATCAAAAGAACCACAGGAATATTCTAGATTGAATGAAAAATTTGTTGAGTCTTTAGTGAATGCAAAAACAAAAACAAAAGGAGGTGGTGGTCTTTTCCAAAATCAAAATTTAAAGAAAAATAATGATGAGGGCTTTTTTGCATCTACGACAAAAATGTTAGAAAGCTATGTTAATATACCCCTTGTCAACAAAGAATGTCAAGTCAAATATATTCTTTTAGGTGTATTAATAGTCTTGTTTTTAATATGTATTGTGTTTTTGTATTTTTTTAATGGTAACAACAATAATAATTCTTTTAATTTTAGTTCTATGTTTAGTAGTAGTAATGGTGATTCATCTTCCTCTGATCATAATCATAATCCAACAGCTTACCATTACAATGGTCCATCAAATGTAACAAGCAAAAGCGGTATACATAATGCTACTGGTTATTCTTCGTCAGAAGGAAGTGTGGTAAGTGAATAAATAAATAAATAAATAAATAAATAAATAAGGAAACAAAAAAAGAAAAATGATTTACGAAGACGAAGAAGAGGATTTATTATTGAGAAAAACCATTGAACAAGATTTACGCAATAAAGCTTTATCATTATTGGAAATTGAAATTCCCTTATTATCGGAATCGGAAACGGAACCGATAACGGAACCGAAAACGGAACAAATAATTAACAAAGCATTTCATAAATTAGCGATTCAATATCACCCAGACAAAGGTGGTGATGAAACGAAATTTAAACAAATTAATGAAGCAAAACAACTTTTACTCGATAAGAATTATCTTGAACAAAAAATTAACGAAGAAATAGATTTAATTTATCAAAATGAATCGACAACAGAATTATCAACGGAATTACCAACGGAATTACCAACGGAATTACCAACGGAATTACCAACGGAATTACCAACGGAATTACCAACGGAATTACCAACGGAATTACCAACGGAATTACCAACGGAACCTTCGTTTACAAATAAAAAAAAGAAACAACAACAACAACAACAACGTCAATCATTTCTTTTCGGTAGAATTGCTAGTATTCTTTCCGTCCCTTCCTCTTCGTCCTCTACTACGGCTACAAAATCCACAAAATCCACAAAATCTACAAAGTCCACTAGGTCATCTAATTTTTCGTCTTTTTCATCTTATTCTACGTTGTTTCATAAAAAAAAACGTGATACCGTTGATTACAACAACAATGAGAAACAAGTAAAGGAAAAATCACGGATAATAAAAAGAATAGAAAATTATTTGAATTTTATTTGTGACAATAGAAGTGTTATTGAAAAACGACAATATCATTTTACGGCTAAATTGAAAAATGTGTTTATTCTTTGTCCATTCTTACAACTTCTGTTTTCATTGCATTCTTCGTCTATACATAAAAACCACCAATTGCCCATTTCTTTGTTTTATAAATTATTAAAAATCTTACAGAATTTTTGTTCGTTTATACGAAAAGATTTTGTTCGTCAATTGAAAAAATATACGCGATACGATAAAATACGTTGTTTACGTATACGAATTTTTGCAAAACGTAAAAATATACAGCGCCAATATAGTGAATTTACAATTGCAATTCATAATTTAAAAGATTTTTTATTTAAAATAATACAAAACAAATTCATGAAATTAAATTTACGATCTGTATTAAAAATATTTGATCAATTGAAATATATACACGAAGAATTATGTTATCAACCAATTACAACTCAAACAATCATGAATGCATATGATGAATTAGACAGTTTATTTCAACGCTTTTTTGATATTGAATTAGAACAAGTTATAGAATGGTTAAAAAACACAAATACACGAGAAAATATTGATTTAGTAAATGATTTAATTATACATAATATTTATGGCATTTCATTTTCGGATTTAAAAATATGATCATTTTGGGTAAAATAGATATTTGCACTTAATATTATTCGTATCTTATGTTTTGAACAAATATTGAACCAATCTTGTGCTTTATATACTAATTTTTTGTCTTCTTTTGTTCTTAATGAACGAATTAAATCAAATATAATATAAATATTTTGAAACAATCCACTTGTTCTTGCGGTAATTGCTGTATCTAATACACAAAAATCTCCAAGCACACCACAAATAAATACATTTGTTGTTTTATTTTGTGTGATTTGAAATATATTATGTTTATTATATTCTTTTTGCATTAATTTTTGTTGCATAGTAGCCGCTTGTGACAAAATAGTTTCTAAACGAGGTGCAAGACAATTTTGTGATGTTTCACCTTCTCGTGAACATATTTGACGGGCTTTATTTAATTTTTTATAATCTACCGATCCTTCATCTAAATACACAAATGATCCTGAATATCGTTCTAATAATTTTTCGTCGTCTAAATCTATTTCTTCATCTTCAATCTCATTACTTCGATCATATTCCTTATGTAAAATACGTTCTCTAACCCGTTTTTTATCTTCTTGATCACCATTATTATAATAAGGATAATAAGAAAATGCACCAAATGAATCAATTGCTCGATGAAACGCTTTAAAAGCATAAAAAAGTCGTCGATTTAACAAATCGTCACGATGACTTACTAATCCCAATAAACAATCATATATATATGAACCACTTGAATCTTCACTTCCTCCCACACAATGTTCTCCAAATATTGGAAAAGATGCATGATATTTGTGATGAAAATCTCTAGTAAGAATAACACAACCCCTTTCTTTTTTATGATTAATATCATCATTTAAAATTGCTAAAGCATATGAACCAATACAATGACACATTTCAACAGCTCCTTGTGTTGGCAACGATGCAGCTTTTGTTTCTGCATTATATTTATAAGGATAACCATCTTCATAACCCAAAAAATCATTTTGCATATCCACAATAATAAAAATGTCGTTTTTAAATGGAACTACTTCTTGTGTAACCACAATTCCATTATTGTCAAGTTTAATAATTTCTAAAAATAATTGAATTTGTTCTCTTAATGTTAATGACAAACTTGCTTGATTAGTGAAATACCAATTATTATTATTATTATTATTATTATTATCATTGATATTTTTCTTTGCACGTGTTTGTTGCATTTTTTTAGGGAAAAGATAAAATATTTTTTCTTTTAGAAGGTTTATTAATTATTAATTTGATTTAAAATTATTCGGAATTGATATTTTTTTTATTTTAGGAAATTTAATTAATTAAAAAAAATGTGGATATTTTCCGAAATTTTTTTTTAGAAATTAGATTATAACAACGACAAATTATTCTTTTTGTATTTTTATTTTTTATTATTATAATAAATTTAATTCTGAAATACAAAATAACAAAAATAACAAAATAACAGATAGTAGAAGAAGAAGAATAAGAATAAGAATATAACTTTGAAAAAATGTCAGGTGGGTTAATGCAATTAGTTGCCTATGGGGCACAAGATATTTATTTAACGGGTAATCCACAAATTACTTATTTTAAAGTAGTTTATAGGAGACACACGAATTTTGCAATTGAAAGTATTGAACAGGTGTTTAATGGTGAAGCTGACTTTGGTAAGCGTGTTCAATGTATTATTTCACGTAATGGTGATTTAATTAATGATATTTATTTGGATGTTGAACTTCCGGCATTACAGACAAGTTATTTAAATGATCCAACAGAAGGACAAGGTGATTATGATCAATTGGTTTATACCAATAGTATTGGTCATGCATTAATTCGTCAAGTTGAAATTGAAATTGGTGGACAAACGATTGATACACAATATGGTGTATGGATGGAAATATGGCATGAATTGACGCAAAGTTCTGAAAAACGTGCTGGATTTAATGAAATGATTGGTAAGTATGAATCTGATATTGGTTTGAAAAATAGTGCTCTATTAAATCAAATCTTACATATTCCCTTACTATTTTGGTTCTGTTGTAATCCTGGACTTTGTCTTCCATTGATTGCACTTCAGTATCATGAAGTTAAAATTAATATTCATTTCAGGCATGTATTGGAATGTTTGGTTGCAATTAAAAATGATGGAACACGTATTACTTCTGGAACTGGTGGTGTTCCTGGTGCAGGTTTTACTTTATCATCAGAAGGTGCAGCAAATATTCATTTTGAATTTGCTCAATTATATATTGATTACGTTTATCTTGATACAGAAGAACGTCGTCGATTTGCACAACAAAGTCATGAGTATTTAATTACTCAATTACAAAATACTAATGTTGAATCTTTAACATTTGCAGATGGATCACCAACATATCAATATCGTTTAAATCTTAATCATCCAGTAAAAGAATTAATTTGGGTCTTTCAAAGAAATGTTAATGCACCAAATCAGGGTAATGTTGCACAAAATGATTGGTTTAATTTTTCGACTTCAGATCCCGGTGAAGCCGAACCAGTTCCTTATACTGGTGATATTATGGATAGACGACGTGGTAGTTGCACAATACAATTAAATGGACATAATAGATTTAGTGCACGTGATGCTCGTTATTTCCGTTTAGTTCAACCTTATCAACGTCATACAAATTGTCCTAAAAAACAAATTTATTTGTATTCCTTTGCAATTCGTCCCGAAGCTTATCAACCATCTGGAAGTTGTAATTTTTCGCGTATTGATAATGCTCAATTACAATATCGTTTGGGAACTAATGCAAATACACCACCTTATCATACAAATGGAACATCACCATATGGTGCAGTATACAGTTCAACTGCTACTGGAACACTAACTGTTTTTGCAGTCAATACTAATGTTTTGCGTATTATGTCAGGTATGGGAGGTTTGGCATATGCATCTTAATTTTAATTTTAAGTTTAATTTTGAAAAGATCAAAAAAAAGATCCGAACAAAAGATCGAAAAAAGGTCATCAAGTTGAGTTCTTTCATTTATAATTTAATTTAATTTAATCTAATCTAATTTAATCTAATTCAATCCTCCTTGATGAAATATTCAGAATTCATTCAATTACAATCAATTCACAATTCAATTCTATTTTTTTTTTCATTCAATTAAATTAAATTTTACTATCTATCTATCTATCATAAATCAAATCATGATTATATAAATTGTATTAAGATAAAACAGCTTTATATAATTTATATAATGATGACGACAATGGCGAACATAAATATAAATACAGATAATACATCATCATATTCAAATTATGAACGTTTATTGGGACTTTATCTGTCCTATGATATATTTGATCAATATGTAGGAATACCAGGACAAACAATAATTGATTTTACCCGTTGTAATAATTATTCTAGTTATTTTATATTTCCGGGAAAAATAGAACTTTTTTTTAAAAATGAATTTTTGCGTATTGATTATCATAATCTTCAATTAAATATAAGATTTACAGATAAAAATGATAGTAATAATTATCATAAAATAATTGCTGTTTTAGATGAAACAAGAAGTGCATATTTTGTAATTTTATATTCTTTATGTGTATGGGGTGAATCAACTAACAAAGAAGCGGTAAAAAATATAGAACTTATGGTTAAATTATTTATTTTAGCTAGATTTCCTCATTTATCAGAATATTTTGAATTGAATAAATCACTTGCAAAGGATATTATTGAATATGTTGATTCTGATAAATTCCGTAAACAATATTTTAGGTTATTTGATTTTTTTAATAATGATTATTGTGAAATATCATCTTGGCAATTTGTTCATCGATTTTATATGAAATTTGAAAAAGATGAATCAGGATTAGCAGACTTAAATAGAACTGAATATTGTTATTATTATGTAAGTCGACAAAATTTTTTGCAAGATGCTTTGAATAATGCATTAAACAAGGATATTAATCATCATTCTAAATCAATACAACAAATATTTTCTTTCATGCAAATAGATTATTTATATAACGACGTTATGAGCTTTATTTTCTTTAATGTTCAATTACAACAAAATGAAAATAAAGACAGTTGTTGGATTTGGCCACCTCATGAAACAAAATGAACAAAATGAACAAAATAACGAAGAAGACGAAGAAGAAACAATTGTCTATTTGTTTAAACATTATATTAAAATACCAATTGATGCATTTTTTAATACTACAACTACAACAACAACCGCTGCTTGGGGGTTTCGTATTCACAATAAAATTCCATCTCGTTTAATTTATGAATATCCATGTATTATACATAATTATCATCTTCCATCAATGTATTCGTATTTAGATTATACAATTGACTCAGATACAAATATGCATTCCATACGATTATATAATTCAAATTCTCCTTATTGTGGAATATTACAAGAACAGACATTTTATTGGAAAGAATATCATTATAATCATGGAAATACGATCTTTTATGTTATTTTATTTCATTTTTTTCGAGTAATTGATGATGATAATGATGCGTTACGTGTAGTTTATCGATTGTTAAAATTAAAATTTCCATTCTTAAACCTTACGTTTGCTCAACAAATATGTCTATATAAATATTGTAATGAAATATGGAGACAATATTTTTCATCAAAACAAATAAATTTTATACTTCCATGGGAATTTGAGTATAGAATTTGTCCCACAAGTATAATGGAATCGTATCAAATTTATCATTATAATAGTTCTCGTAATTTTTTACAAGATGCATTAAATTATATTATTTGTGGAGCAACAAGTGAAAAACAAGAAGATGAGAAGCAAAAATTATTACGTTTTCTTTTAGATAAACATGGAATGATGCATTTATATGATGAGATTTATACATATTTATACATTATATTAAAGCCTATTTGGCCGCCACCGGTGTAATTCTTAATAGTAATAGTAATATTTTTTATTGTTTTATATTATTCAACAAAAGGTAAAAAAATAAAATTAATTTTAGGTGGTATAAATTAATATTTGAAAAAAAAAGAGAGAAAAATAAATGGCGCAACAATCAACACCGGGCTGGAAGATTCCATTTGATAATCCACAAAATGATACGTTTGTATTATTAAATTCCGATTCGTGTGTATTTTTGTCAAAAAACACGGGTTATAAATACCAATCATTAAAACGTGATACACTTTTACCATCAATGTTTAGTCATCCTCGAACGGGTCAAAAGATATTAATTATTCCTGTTCCAACAGATTATTTAAAAGTTGTTGTGGATAATTATAATGCATCACAACAAGATTTAGATCATATAAAACAACAATATGGTCCGGGTGGTCAATGTGCAAATTATGGAACTCCTTTAAGTGTGTTTACATGGGAACAATATCAAAATTTAAAAAATCGTCAAAGTCAAACGGGTCAACAACAACCGGAAATTGAAGGTATTGAAGTTGATCATAATGCGTTACATGGAGAAAGTAGTGGTGGTGGTGGCAATGCAGGAGAAGAACAATTTATATTAGAAGCTAATGATATTTCTTCTTCTGGTCCTGCATCAAATGAGCAACTTGTAACTTATGGCGGTCGACAATATTATGCAAGTATATCACCCGGAAGTCGTCAACGTCTTTTTTATCCACGTATTAATGTTGGTGCAAGAATTACGGTTTCTGTAACTCGTGTAACAAATCCAACTTTAATGATACAATTAAATAATGATTTAGCTCAAATTCGTAATATTGTTAGTCAAACTGATTATGGTCGTGCACCAAATCATTGTCAAAGTGGAGTTTGTGTTTGTCAATTTAATATAAATCAATTGCGTCGAATCTTACGAGCAACAAACCTTACAGAGGCATATAAGAATCAAAACGATATTACTAAATGGCATGCATGTGCAATGTTTGATTATTTACGACACAAAGGTGTTATTACAGCAGATGATTTGTTACCCTTAACACTGGATACTTATGGCCGACTTCAAACAGTAGCAATTGATTTTGATCCTGATCCTTATGGATTATTAACACCTTATGGGTATGGAATTGGAGTAACTGGTGGTATTGGCGGTAATGATGTCGTTGTTGTAGATGAAGATGACCTTGATTATGACCTTTATGATTACGATCCTTATGCTTTTGATACAATTTTCTTCGGTTAGGAAATAAAAGGAAAAAAAAATAAACTAAAATGATTATTATTATATTATATTATATTATAGAATAGAATAGAATAGAATAGAATAGAATAGAAAAATGATGTCGTCTTTTTCTTCTTCTTCTCAATTTCCCAAAAAATTACGTTTTCAACAATGGGAAGTAACAATTCATGATGTTCCTTCTCAAGCATTGACTGGATTAGAACAAATATTAGGAATAGTTTCATATGATTCTTTCGCGGTAGTTGATGTAAATTTACCTATGATACTTTTACAAAAATATGAAATAATAATGCAAAATTTACCTGACAATATTCAAGATTTGTTTAGTGGTGACAATTATAATCTTAGTGCCACCGAAAAACAACAATTATCTTTTATCATAATCCAGGAATTATATAATCAAAATTTCATACAGGTGAATAATATTCGAAGAACAGATGATGTAAATGATGGAAATCAAACTAGTATAACAAGTGATGTAACTGATAATCAGGAAAATTCTTCTGTTTCTTCTGTATCTTCACAACAATCATCTTCTGCATCATCACAACAATCATCATCTTCTGCATCTTCATCCTCAGAATTAAGTGATCCGTTATTTCGGGGTTATGATATGGAACCTTATGTGCCGGAAATTATTCGCGATTGGTCAGGACCAGATTACACTGAAAACGGTAATCCTGATGGTCAATACGTTGAAATGATCGAGAAATGAAATATTTTTTTTTTATGTTGTAAACTTATAAAGCTTATTAAAAAAAAATATTAAGAACAACGTGTTTTATTTTGTTTGTTCTATTGTTCTATTGTTCTATTGTTCTGAAATATAAAGATAGATACAATGAGTAATAATAATAATTTGGATACTTTTATTCATTCGTTTTTAGAAAAGAATTTAGATTTGAATCCTTTAAGGTTAAACGCGACTGTTATTGATAATTTACTATTTATAAGTGATAAAAATTGGTATAAACGAGATATTGTAATCCAAGATGAATTATCATCTTCTCCAATAACAAATGAAAACTCTATTTTATATAAATGTGGTCGTGAAGCCGGTCAATCTTTAAGTGATAAATTTGGAATTAATAAAAAATTAGCGATTTTATTTAGTGTAAATTTATTTGAAGAGAAAAATATACTGCCTATATTTTCTTGGGGATCGGAAAATCCATTTCAATTTGAATTTTACCAATTTCAATTACACCCAGATGATCAAAACGATCGACAAACTAAAATTATAAAGATTTTAGAGATTTTGCAACGTAAAATAAATAAATACTTTAGAGCTTTTTTGTATAAACGTTTTCAGAAGAATAATGAAATTAAATATACAGAATACCATATGTCAAAATATGATGCTTCATTTACAAATCTTGAATTATGTCATTTAATTAATTTACAAGTGTTTTTTATTAGTGTTTTTCTGACATTATTTGTTCATGGGTGTATACATTTGTATTTAGTTTTAGAACATAAAAATACGGAGAAAACATATTTTAAAGATAATGAGCACGAAAAAATTCTCGATTATCTTGAAGAGTTGTTGCAAACATTGCACACTGAAAAAAATGGTATCAATTTTATGCCTTTTTTTCAACAAATGGAATTGCTTTTAATATTATTTACCGTAGAAGGAGTCAAACAAATAGAAATTAACAAAAAATTAAACTCATTTGGTGCTGAAACCAATGCTGAATATTATAAGTATGATATAATATACAATGATTATGTTAATTATGCAAAAGGTATTATTGCGCTTGGTCATTATGTTCAATACCTTCTTCATATTTTTATAAAAACTCAAATGTTTCAATACTTATGTATGATCATGATGTATGAAACACAATCACAACACAATTATCCATATTCGTACGCATTAGTTGTTTTAAAAGAGGTTTTAAATGTTCCAATAAACGGGATGTATGTTTCATCAAATCAAAAATTAACAAATGTGTATAAACATGTTATAGAAAAAATACTAAACGGATTAGCTGACAATTCAAAAAATTCAAGTGCAAGAAAAAATTTAATGAAAGCAATACCTTTAGCATCATCAAGTCCAACAGGTGCAAAAAATATACAGAAAATCGATAACTTTCCAGAAAAAACAATATCCGTTAATATTTTAAATGATACAGATAAATCGTTGTATCATTTTTTCCCTTTACTTACTTTACCGGAAAGTTTTTTCAGTTTCCGTTTATTTGAAGAATACTTTAATACTTACCCAGTTAATGAATTTATGATCGCGACGTATCTAGATTCTTTTAAAAAAGGATATATTATGAAATCAATGCTAGGTGTATATAATATTAAAGCGGAAAGTTTAACAACTTTGTCTAATAGACTTAATGAGATTTTAAGTATCAAAGTTCAAGAGCAACAACAAATTGAAGACAAATTAAAAGCAGAATATAAAGCTAAAGTAGAAGAATTAGAAAGACAGAATAAAGAATTAAAAGATAAACAAAATATAGAGGGATTGGGGAAAAGTGCTAAATATGTACTAGAAATTGAAAAACATAAAGATGATATTCAACAAAAAGAAATTGAAATTACTAATTTAAAATCGAAACTTGATCAGTTGAATCAAACAGCAGCATCACGAGAAACCAATTGGGAAGAAATTCAAGTGTTACAAAATGAACTAAACAATTTAAAATCAGAACAGGCAGAAAAACAAAATCTTGCAGCTCAATATGAAGAAAAGTTAAAGGAGATTAGTGCGAAATATGCGGAACAAAGTGAAGCACAGCGACAAAACCAACAGAAAATGATAGACGCGTTAGACGTTATGACCACTATAAAAAGTCAAGAAGAGAAAATAAAAAAACTACAAGAATGGAAAGAGGAAAATAAAGATATTGAAATTTTTTACGATAAACTTATAGAGTCGCTTGAAACAGCGGTTGAAACTTCGGAAAACGCAAAAATAGCGGCTAAAAAGAACGCAGCTTTATTAAAACAAAATGAATTATTGAAACAAGAAAGAGATGAAGCGGCAAAAAGAGTTGCGGAATTAGAACGGTCGAGAAAAGAAGAAGAAGAAAGAGCAAAACGGGAAAAAGAAGAACTTGCGCGAAAGCAGCGGGAAGAAGCTGAACGAAAGAAGAAGGAAGAAGCTGATCGAAAGGCACTGGAAGAAAAACGTAAAAATGATTTAGCGAATAAAGATAAAGGACAAGGTAAATCCGGTCAATTAATTGGTGATATTGTTGGTGAAGAAGACGAACCAGAACCTCCACCACCACCTCCCGATGAGACTAAAAAACATAAAGATGTTTTAAAATCATTTAATCCTAACGTTTTTACGGCGACAGTAGAACAAATGAAGAAACAAATAAATGATCAATTGACGAATAATAAAGATAACATTGTACCAGCTGTATTAGACCGTATTATGAATGGTAAGATCATTTATTATAATGGAACAGCTTTTATTGAAACAACACCTCGAGATTTTTATAAGGATCATTTAAACGTTAAGTATATAAATAACTTAAATAATTTAAGAAAGGAGGCATTGAAAAGTAACGATAGTGAAATGATTGAAAAAGTATATTATGCAATCAATGCGCTTATTCAGTTTCGTAATGATAAGGAAGATGTAACTGGAATCGGTCGTATTGTTTTACGATTTCGTCCTCCAATTAGAAGTTTTAATGTAAAAAGTCAGGATGGAATTGTCATAACGGAAACTGGTGGAAAAAGATTACTTGAAATCAAAGGTGAAAAAAGTGTGGCATTTATAGCTTCGGCGGATGTAGATGGGTGCGGGCCTGATTTTTTCTCAAAATTTTATACCAGTGTGAATGGATTAACAGAAGCAGATCAGTATTACAGTGTAGTTAATTATTTCAGACCATTTTATAGTAAATCTAATTTTGGTTTAAGATTTGGTGCTTTGACAAAAGATGAACTGGAAAGAATAGAAGAAATAGAGAAAATACTTTCTGATCCCCCTAAGTATTTACCAGACTTAAAAGCAAAGCAGAGATATGATAAAGTCCGTGAATTACAGGGCGAATTAGATAGAATAAGAAATCCAGGAAGAAACATAGCCCCCCCCGGTCCCGGAAAAAGCCCAGGATCACCAGGAGGTGGTATTTCCATGAATAAACAGATACAAGCATCAGCACAAAAAGCAGGAGCTAAGAATGAGGCAACAAAGGCCGGTTCACAACAACCACTTGATGTCCACATGAATAATCTAATAAGTAAGCAGGACTTTGTATATGGTCCTTTTTATAATATATTTGCAGAAACGAAAAACGGTAATGATGTAACGAATCAATTAATTTTTAACGATTACATAGATGTAATTGAAAGTATGTTTGGAAATGGACAGCAGCGAAGTACTATGTATAATTTAATATTTTTAAGTTTTGGTTTATCTGGATCAGGTAAAACGTATACTTTACTAGGAGACGAAAAGGAAAATCCAGCTCCTGCGAACCAGGGTATTTATCATTTTGCATTAAAACATATAATAAAGAAACAAAAGGACAATTTACAAAAAATTCAAATTCGCGCAATTCAAACGTATTGTGGTATGGTGTATGATGCATTAAAAGAAAAGGGTCCTCATGACTTTTATAAAATAGAAGAAGTTGGAACGGATGATAAGAACATAACTGATTGGGATGAGAATAAGGTATATATGCGCAAAGGGGATGTTCTATATGTTCGTCATTTTGAACGAAGTGATGTTATAAAAGGTGACGGAAAATCCGGAGGAAAGCCTAAATTAGATGTATCAAATATAGATAAGAATGAAAATAATTCAGATACTTATTTAAGGGCTGTGAAAAAAAATGCATTTTCTAAATTAATAGGAAATAATCCAGCCAAAGTTTCTTTTCAAAAAATTCCAGATCAGTATTCAAATTATTTAGCTTCATTAACAAGTTTTTTAGGAAAAGAACAAGGTAAGAATACATTTAGAAATGCGAATTTCTATACACCAGAATCTATTGATACAAGGGGGTATTGGGAAGAGATGAAAAAGGCTAAGCGTGATAAAACATTAGTAAATAGAAAAGAATTAGAGAATGATTTGTTTTTAAGTGAACATGATTTAGTGGAAGGTTTAAATAAAGATATAACCCCGGAAAAAGTTGCACAAAAAATTTTAGCTACAAATTCTGAAACAATTTACAATGGTAATGAAACTGAAGAGACTGTTGTGCAAAACTTTGCGAAAATATATGATAAAATAAAGCGAAATAGACCGACAAGATCTACTCCGCTAAATAAAAATAGTTCACGTAGTCATTTATTTATTATAACTGAAATATATTTAAAAAACAACAGTGAAACACCTGTATTATTAACTATTTGTGATTTAGCAGGTATGGAAGATACAAATAAATACGGAGGTGGATTATCGGAAGGTGCTAAGGGCGAGGGAGAATATGTTACTCAAACATTACAACCTAAGACAGATTTTGCTCATTTTTTACGTGCATATGCTGCCGGTGAGATGATTACAAAAAAACATCAAACTATCAATCCTCCTCAGCGTAAGTATTACCCTCCTAATCTTCGTATATTACCTAAAGCAAATGAATTTTCATTTGCAATTTACAATATTTTATTTTATTTAACCGGTAAGGGCACTGCCGCAGGAGCTGGTGGTGCTGAAAATACATATTCAAAAATAATAACATTTGTTCATTCTCCGGTGAATTTATATAATAAAGACAAAGATGCTTCTGGAAACAATATACCCCCTGACACCCCAAGACAACCATCAGCAGCACGACAAAAAGCAAGACTAATAAATAAAGATCGATGTGGAAGTGTAGTTAAAACGTTAGATTTTGCAAGTATTCTTGCTGGTAATGTTGTAGATTATACACATGGTGGTGGACAAGAATTTGGGCGTAAACGTCGTCGTTATAGTTATAGTTATACGGATAGTAGTGATATGGATAGTGATACAGATAGTTATAGTGATACGGATAGTTTTGGTGGAAATAATAGTTTTGGTGGAAATAATAGTTATAGTAGTTATAGTAGTTATAGTGGTAATAATAATTTTGGTGATAGTGATGGTTATAGTAGTGATTCTAATAATAGTAGTTATTATTATTAATTTTTATTGAATTAGTTTCATTAAATCTTCTTGTGTAATATTTTCTTTTACATTTAATTGTGTTTTTCCAATGGTATAAAGACTGTTTGGTGTTGGTTTATCTGTTCTTTGTTTAATTACACGAAAATGATGTGTTTTTGCACAATATGTGAATTCATACACTTGATTTTCTTGTAATTGTAATTGTGTTTGAAATTCTGATTTTGGATATTGACAATACACTTTTTCTTTTCCCTTGTGTGAACAAATAAGATCTAGCATTGTATTATTTTTAGAATTAGTTCGCACAATAAAATCAATTGTGTTTAATTCAGTTGGTTTCCATTTAAATAATTGTAATGGTCCAAAAACACCTTGTCGACTTGGATAAAAGATTAATCCATCGGCACGTCTAGTTGTTAAATCTTGATTATATTTATTTAGAGTTTCAATTGCAAGATGTAATTGTGAATCTAAATTATAGAATATTTTTGGACAAAGAAGAAATGTATTGGGTGGAGTTGTTGAATTTGAAACATAATGTTGTAATAAATCATTAATTAATCGATGACGTTCTATCCATTGTAAATTAATTAATGATCGATTATTATACATAAAGATATCGTGTATAATAAATTCACCTGTATTTAAAAGTTCACCATCAAGAATATGTGTTTTTTGATAAACAAAAGCGGGAAAATGTTGATCAATAATATACCATCTAAATTTACGATCAACAAGTAAAGTGATTGGAATATTTTCAAGAGAAGTTATAACACAAAGAAATCGAATTCCATCAAATTTAATGCAAATTTTATAATTTTTACAATTTTCTTTTAATAATGTAAAATTTGCTCGTTCAATACTGAATGGTTGTGGTGCAAAAAACGAATAACTTTTATTTGGCCATAACTTTTCAAGTAATTGATTAAGAGAATCAACTAAATATGAATCCACAAGTTCATACAATGTATATCGTCCCATAAACGATTGATGTTGTAATACATTTCTTAATGCATTCATTATTTTTTGATTATGATTTTGATCTTGTTGAAGAGTTTTTGATATAGAGGAAGATGATGATGATGACGCCATGATAATATGATAATATGATAATATGATAATATGATAATATGATAATATGATAATATGATAATATGATAATATAATGATGATGATCGTCGTAATATTATATATTTATGTTTAGTTTATGTTTAGTTTATGTTTTAGTTTATGTTTTTGTTTATATTTTAGTTTAATGTTTTTGTTTATATTTTTAACTTCGTCTTCTACGTCTACCAAATCCCATATAGGGTGGACCACTATTGACTGAGCTTGGGTATGGTCCAATCATTTGACTAATACTTGGCCACGCTGAACCAAATCTGGAATACTTGCGTCTTCGACGAGATCGACGTCTACGACTTGATTTACGTTTTCTGCTATAACGGCGTCTTCGACGTGATCCTCTGCGTCGTCTACGACTTGATTTACGTCTTCGGCTATAACGACGTCTTCGACGTGATCCTCTTCGTCGTCTTCGACTTGATCGGCGTCTTCTTCGTCTTGAACTTCTTTTTCGAAATCGTTTACTTGACCGATTAACTTGTCGTTTTAATTCTGTTTCTGATTTATATGTTTTACTACGTTTTCCACCTTTAGTAATTCGTATGTTTAATGCTTGTGCATCTTTTACAAGTTTTGCACTAGGTCGTTTACCATTTGGAATAATAGTTCCCTTTAATTTACTACGACGAGAACGACGTCTTGATCTTGATCTTGATCTTGATCGACGATAACGTCTTGAACCTGAACGTCTTCTTCGTCTTGAAGAATAACGTCTTCTACGACGATATTTTGATTTTGAACGTCTACGACGTCTACGCCTTCGACCGAATAAGGACATGAATTCATCAAGAACCATGCTCACTTTTATGTGTTATGTGATGTATTAATTTGGTTGTAAACAAAAAAAAAGAAAGACACACAACTGGAAGAAAAAATTAAACTTAACTTTAAAAAATTATGAATTTTGGCGGAAGAAAATTAATTGTTCGAAATAAATTTTCTCCAAAATCTTCTGTTTTTCTTAATTATACAAAAATAAAATAAAATTTTAAAATAAGATAAATTTCGGAAATTCTCTTTTACCTCCTTTACTCAAATTCAATAGAAAATATTTTTTTTATAATTCTATTTATTTTTTTCCTTAATTAAAGTAAAATTCAGTTGTCGCAGTAGTTTTATCACTTCGATTTTCATTTTCGTTGTCTTTACCTTCGATGTCATTGTCTTTACCTTCATTACCTTCATTACCACCTTCTTCGGTATCATTATCATTATTACCTTCATTATCATTATCATTGTCATTGTCATTGTCATAATAATCATTTAAATTTAATAATTTTTCATTTTCACTTTTGGAAATAATGGAATTTACCTTTAACCGCGCCGCAATTTCATTTTGTTGTTCAAGTTTTATTGGTAAACTATTTTCTTCTTGTAAAAATTCATGAATGGAATCAATAATATCATTTATGGTTTGAATATGTAATTCTAATTGAATATTCATTAATGTATCTTCATAATATGTATCTCGCAAATATTGTAATCCAATTTTTGATTGTAATATTTGTTTGTATAATTTTTGTAAAAAGACAATGGGTTCGGAATGTAAATAATGTTTTTGAGCAAGTGCAAACGAATTTTTATTTTTATTTTTATTTTTAATTTCAATTTGTTGTTGTTTTTTCATTTCATCTTCTGATTTCTGTTTATAATATTCTACTTGACATTCATCTACAATTTGCAATAAGCTTTTAACTAATTGATTAATTCGTTCAATTGTAGCAAATCTTGAATCACCTCTATACCATCGTTTAGCCCATTGTAAAGTTGTTGTATGATCTAATGCTAAATATGGTCCCTTTGTATTTAATTTGTATCCTGGTCCAACTTTTGATAAGGCTTTTAAATCAATTAATAAATTAGTTATATATTGTTCTCTTGTTGACATCTTTTCTTTTTCTTTTTCTTTTTCTTTTTCTTTTTCTTTGAATTTATAATTATATATTTTTTTTTATTCTCTTTTGTCATTATCGTCATTATCGTCATTATCATTATCATCATCATCTAAAAGACAAATAGTATCTTTTTTGCGTTTATTTAATGGTATTGTTTGTGGGAAATGTTTAAGTATAAATTTATAATATTCGGGATGTTGATCAATTCCAACTTTTCGGTAATGTAGAACTTCATCCCAAAACTTTTTCAATGTTTCATAATTATATTTAAACCAATTTCGATCACGTTTTATTTCTACTATATTTAAAAGCATTTGATTTGTTTCATTCATATGTGCAGGACGATATTCAATAAAAACAGCATTATCTAAATCACATATCTCTAAATTCATTTGAACTTGTGCAAAATAATATTTTGGTATTTTACCCATACGTATAGTTCGTCTTAATGGACATTTAACTTCTAATACAATTCCATCTGTTGTAATATCATCTGGTGAACCAGCTAAAAATTCAATTGTCGGATGAGGTAATAAACCAAAACTCTTTGTTTTTTTACCATATAAACGACAATAATGTTGTATTGCTTCGTCTTCGTATTTTTGACCATGTAAAGTAGCTTCATTTCCTTCAAATGGTTTTCCCATATTGCATTTTTTAAATAGAACTTCATACGGTTTTGCGTAAGGATTATTACCCAAAACTGTATCAATATCACTTGAAGTTAATCGATTTTTCCGTTGAGCAAACCACATTTCACTACGTTGTTCATATTGTGGTAAACTTAAAAGATACTTTACTTGTGGATGAATATTTTCTTCTTGTTCTTCTTGTTCTTTTTGTTCTTCTTGTTCTTTTTGTTCAATGGAGGAATTATCGGACAAAGATATGGATAAAGTAGAGGATGGGAAATATTTTGATGTTACGGTTGAGGAGGAGAGTGGTGACGATGAAGATGACACTGGAGATGAATATGATGACGACGACATCTTTGATGAAGAGGAGGAACAAGATATATTGTTTATCGAAATATTCTTATGTTTTACACAAATACTTTTAATCATTGTTTTATTTTATTATTATTTCATTACTTTATACAAATTGCATTTAACACTCATAACCTGACTTTAGACGATGATTGATGGTGATTTGCTGCTGTTGATATTTTCTTTTTATGATGAGATGATTTATTATTATTATTATTATTATTATTATTATTATTCTTTTTTATAACATCTTTCTCTCTTTTATTTTGGTCAATTTGGTCAATTTGGTCAATTTTGTCTTTTTGGGCTTTTTGGTCTTTTTGGGCTATAGAATCAATTTGGTCAATTTGGTCAATTTGGTCAATTTGGTTTACGTCTACGTCTTCTTCTTCTTCTTCTTGTATTATAATCATATCCTGAAGTAGATTTGCAATTGTTTCTAATTGCACAGGAATAAATTTACGAATATTTGAACGATACATTAATAAACATCCATCTTGTAATTGATTTTCATCTATTTGTATATCTTCAATATCTTTTAATTCAACACGTCGTCTTCCTTCAATTCCTCTTGGTCCGGTTCTTCCTTGATTTCCAATTGGTCCTGGAGGACCTGGTGGACCCGGAGGTCCAGCTATTGGTGGACGATTTTCTAATTTAACAAGACGTTGATCATAAACTCCCATACGCTTAGAGACTTCATCTCGTAAATCCGATCTTAATGTATTTAATTCTTCAACGGCTTGATTACATTTTTGTAAATTTACTTCTAGACCTCGTGAAAGAGATGACACATCGCTCAATTTTTTTTCAATTAAATCTAGAATATTTATGTATTTTACTACTTTTCTAGTTTGTTGTTGTTGTTGGGATATTCTATTATTATTATTATTATCATTAAGATTAGGATTATATTGTGGTGGAGATGTTAATGTTAATGTTGATGATAAGGAGGACGATGATAATATTTGTTGTTGTTGTTGTTGTTCTTCTACAAATAAATTTTTAATGTATGCATCATGTGCACGTAATGGATTATTTGATGAAAATGAGGCCATTTGAACTAGATATTTTTTTACGTTTAGATAATCAGATAAGATAATTTGTTTTTTTTGGTTTTAATTATTGATTGGAATGTCGGCAATTTTAGATTTTACTCAAGTTTTTCCAAAATATTATCGACGCAAAAAGGATAATGTATTGATTGATTCTAAAACCAAACAGGTAGTAAAAAATAAATTACTTTATAAAATTCTTCATCAATTAAAAATTCCAATTGTTTATCGCACTATTTGGATTTCAATTCAACCAACAAACGGATTAAGGGCAATTGCGTTAGATACACAAAATCGTAAACAATATTTTTACGATAATCAATGGATCTTAAAGAAAACCGATGAAAAATATAAAAGATTATATGAAATGGTTTTTCGTATTCCTTATTTAATACAACAAATTCAACGAGACAAAAAATGTGTTTTACCAAATAGATTTACACCAAGTCGCGTTATTGCATTTATGATACAAATTATGGAAATTACAAATTTAAGAATTGGTAATAAAAAATATCATGATAAATATGGATCACATGGACTTGCTACATTAATGATGCATCATGTTCATTTAAAAAGACCACAGCAGATTATTTTTCAATTTACTGGAAAACATAAAGTAGAACATCATATTCAATTTAAAAATGCGGAAATATATCTCTTTTTACAAGAATTAATTAAACAAAATAATAATACAGAAGGATGGTTATTTTGTTATGAATCTACATCAGCGGCTTATATGGGTCAATTTTTTCGTATAAGTGCTCAAATGGTAAATAATTATATTCATGCAGCTATGGGAGGTCAAAAAATATTTAGTTGTAAGGACATTCGTACATATAATGCAAATGCTATTTTTTTAACGAATTTAAAGAAATTAAATTATCCCTCACCGGATGAAAAAAAGGAAATTGAAAAGAATATCAGTGATGCAATAAAATTAACAAGTCAAGCACTTGGTCATACTCATTTTGTTTGTAAACAATCTTATTTAATGCAAGCAATTTTAAATTTATATCGACAAAATCCAATTCAAGTCAATCGTTTAAACCTTCTCAATATATTAAAAAAATATTCTAGGTAATGAGGTAATCAATCAAATAAATTTCCAAATTTTTTCTCCAAAAATACAAAAATTACAAAAATACAAAAATTACAAAAATTACAAAAAAATAATGAATTGGATACCAACATCATCTTCAGAAGTTACATCTACAACAAATACAAATCGTCCATTTTGTATTTTAATATTTGATTTGGATAAAACAGTTGATGCTGGTTGTATGCAACCGGGTGGTGCACCTAGAAAGAAAGTTGATTTAATATTAGATGTTGCGGAAAAATATGAATGGCCGGTTTATGTTTGCACTGCTCGTCGTTTATCGGATTTTAAAAGTGAACGAGATTTATTAAAATACAATATACCCCAATCTATTGTTGATCGATTTGAGCGTTGTAATGAAAAAGCTAGACAGCATCGACGTTGGTTATATTATACGATAGATGATGATCAAGGTCCATTAACAATATCAAAATTTTTCCCACATATTTATGATCAATATAAAAGTTTTCTTGAACACAATCATGATGTTGATGAAGGAAGTTTTCAATTAGGAATATTAAAAATGTTACACATTGAAGAAATGATTGATAATCATGTAATGGAGCCTGGTTTTCAATATCGCAATGTTTACTTTTTTGATGATTCTTATACAAATAAATTAGCGTGGAATTGGTTTGTTGATAATATGAATCATTTTATGAAAGACATTAATTTTGTTGGTGGTAAAGATAAATCAGTATTTAAGCATGTGGATTACGAAGATATTGAACAATTGATTAAAATTATTGAACAAATTTATTCAGCGTCTTCATCATCATCATCATCAACGTCATCCTCTTTACAAAGTAAATTTGAAAATGGCGTGCAAACATTTTTAAGATTTCTTGAATTTAAAAATAATAAAGAAAATACAACTACAAATACAATTACAAACCAATATCAATTACCAGCATTATTAGATCGATCCTATCAATATCATTCTCCTGTAATAACAACAGCTGCTGAATCTATACCGATACCTATTGATAATGTTCGTTCGTATTCATCATCTATGTGGTAAAAAAATAAAAAAATAAAATGAATTCATTAGATTTAAATTTAAATGTTGATGATGATGATGATGATAAAAAAGTACGTAAGTATCGTTTACGTGGAATTTCGGCATTAAGTGCCAAATTTAAAGAAATTCCAATGTATCAGAAAGCACCGGATATTTTAGCAAAGAATGTTGAAATTTCAATATATAATGAAACTTTACGACAATTATCTTATTCATATTCATATTCATCATTATTATCATCTTCATCATCAACATTTAAATTTAATAATGATAATAATGATAATAATGATAATAATGATAATAATGATAATAATAGAAGAGTGAATTTTGATTTTAAATTATATCACAAAATATTTCACAAAACAATGTTTTATTTAACTTCATCGGATCAATTTAGTCAATTAATACAAGAAAAAATTAGAAATAAAGAATTAAAAATATTAGAAGTTGCTGGAAAATCGGAGCGGGAATTGGATTTTGGGGATACGTACGAAAAGGCTCGAAAAAAATTGGATCTTATTTATGTTCGTGGACAACAAACTGAAAGTATGAAAAAATTACAAAATGAACATATTGGTTTATTTACTTGTAAACGTTGCAAATCACATCGAACAACGTATACTCAACAACAAACTCGTTCAGCGGATGAACCAATGACAGTTATGGTTGTTTGTAGTCAATGTAATTTTAAGTATAAATTTTGTTAGCGTCTTAATAAGAAGAATAATTTTTTTTTTTCGCCCTAACAATTAAAATGAATACAACTCCGGGTTATTTAGGAAATTTAGGAGGCGGATATAATCAATCTTCTTTGATGTATGAATTTAAGGGGAATAATAGTGATGGTAATCATTTTGGATCAAATTTCGGTTTTGGTATATTACGATCACGTTATATGAATGAAAAGAATCCTGATCATCTTTTTCATTCAGAAAATGGGTTTACAGAAGACTTGGTTGATTATATAGTGAAAACAGAAGAAAACTCTTATAAGGAGTTTAAAAAGCATAAATCAGAGATAAAAAGAATATTGTCTTCATTAAATTTAAATTTAATGGAATTGGAACAAGAGAATGAAACATTAATGCTTCGTCGCCCCAAAGAAGATAATACAGAATATAAACAATATGTTCGAAATAAATTAAATTTACTTTGGGAATTTTATTTAAATGATTTAACAGAAAAATATTATCTTAATCGTATGTTTGTGTATTACCCAGAATTACGAGCAAATTTTGAACATGAATTTTTTAATGAATTATACAATGATGAATTATTCGAATTATTTCAAAGTATATGGACAGAGGATTATCCGCAAGAAAGTGAGGCGGTTATGACATTTGATGATATTCGAAATTTAATTGAGAGAGCAACTCGAAAAAATTTTCAAGAAATGCAAACTCATTTAAAATTAGAATTATTATTACATACATCTATATTATACAATAATTTAGCAACATTACCAAATGAGGCAGTTGGATTACCAGATAGTGAATTTAAACCAATATTCTTATTGCCATATACTGTTTTACTTGAAAATGTAGGTATGAAAAAAGCAAAAATAAAGTTAGATAAAAAGACTATTGACGTAATTAAACAAATTAAAAAACATTTAGTGACTAGTTTGGAAAATTTAGAGTATATGCAGAAAGAAATTGATCATAAATCAATTAGCTAGAGTCTTTCTTCTTAAAATTCAATTCAAATGTGTTTGTATTTCCAAATGTGCTTTCAATTGTAAAGATGATGTATAAGAATAAATCATCATCTTTATAAAGTTCATAAAGTTTATCCATTGTAGTTGTAATATTTGGTAATGTTTTATTACCAACAAAAGTGAATAGTGCAGTTTCTTTTGGTATTATTAATCTTTCTCTGATAATAAAGATAAATTGACCAAGTGTTATGTTTCCGGGAACAAGATATTTTTGTCTTGTTAATTTTTTAAATGTTTCTGCTGCAATTGGGGTATATTCAATAATAATTGGAAATCGTTCAGGATATCTTTGCATAATCATTGTTGCTTCATTTATTCGAGTGTCTAAAGTTTTTGATTTTTGAAATTGTCCTTGTAGGAATGGATATTTGTGTTTTTTTTCTTTTGGATCATCTTCTTCTCGTTGGTAAAATGGATTACAAATAGATTTCATGTTATTATTGTTATTGTTATTATTATTATTATTCAAATTCTTATTTTTATTCTTATTCTTAAATGTTGCTTTTGAAAAAAATAAAAGGAGAAATGTGCATTTTACCTATTATTTTTTATTTCTTTTTACAAATAAAAACACGGCATCTTTTTGTCCTTTTAGTCTTTTTAGTCTTTTTAGTCTTTTTACAAAGAAAAAAAAAGCATCATGTTAGAAGTTCAGAATAATAATAACAATAATAACAATAATAACAATAATAACAATAATAACAATAATAACAATAATAACAATAATAACAATAATAAACGAATTCTTTTGAAAAAAACAATAACAACTTTAGTGAATACTACTCAAAAAATATCAGAAAAATATAATTTTATTCGACGTTTATGTCATGTATATAATGTCAATATTGAAGGGAATATGTCTCGAATATATTTAATAAAAAGTAAAAATGATCCAAATAAAACATTTATTTGTAAACGCGTAACTGAAAAAAAGTATTGTGAAAATGAATGGAAATTACCTGAATTAATAAAATCAACACGTGTAATACATTTTAATGATATATATTATGAACTTGGGTATTATTATTTTGTTTGTCCATATTATCCGAATGCTGATTTATTTAATTATATTGATAATTATGATCAATTTGCAAAACCAAAGATATTTATTGATAAGGAAACAAATGAAGAAACTAAAATGGAATGTTTACCTATACAATATGATCAAGTTCAACGTCGTAAAGTTTTTAAAGAAATGGCTTTATGTGTAAAGGCTTGTCATGATAATTGTATTGTTCATTTGGATATAAAATTAGAAAACTTTTTGGTTCGTGAAATTGATCCATTAAAATTAATATTAATTGATTTTGGATTTGCTGAGCATTTACCGGATGAGATGGCAATAAAATCATTAAAGCACGCAAAGGGAACGGATACATATCGTGCACCGGAAATTGCATTAGATTATAAATGTTCTTTACAAAGTGATATATTTAGTTTGGGTATGGCGATGTTATATGTTATTGATCCCGAAGTTGCAACAATGCGCGATGACGAAGAAGATATTACTCATACATCAAAATTATTGGATCAATCCATTACATATAATCGACATATTGAAAATGAATTACGTAATTTGCTTTTAAAAATGTTACGAACAAAAATGACCAAACGGATAACAATTGATGAAGTATTATCTCATCCATATTTTACGTGTGTTGTTTCATCGTCATTATTGTTACAAAAGGACAAAGAAAAAGACAAAGAAATTGTGACAAATAATATTAATAGTAATAATAATAATAATAGTAATAATAATAATAATAGTAATAATAATAATAATAATAATAATAATAATAAAAAGAAGAAGAAGAAAAAGAAAATTGAAAACAAAAACTAGTTAAGTTAATTTATTAAAGGTTTTACGTTAATATTTGCAAATTTTTCATATTCTTCAATTGTTCTTTCTGTGCCTAAGTTCCATCGATGTAAATTAGTTAGTATAAAACGATATTTTTTTGGTAGAAGATGTTCAAGATCATCTGGATCAAAAAATTGAAATTTAGCATATAATCGAAGACGACTTAATAATTCACCTTTATGTTGATCAGGATGTTCCCAAAAGGTATTACGATGTTCACGTTTATAATTATGAAATACAATAGAAAGTGTTGGACTATAAAAATTATATCCATGCGTAAATGCTCTTAATGTAATATCTGTTTCCTCGCCAAAAAATAAAAATGGAAGATACGGATCATATGGAACATCAAAAATAAAATTTGCTTTTGAAAAACTAAATCCTGCAACCCAAGCGGTTGAAACAAAGGGTTGTCGTTTAATTTCATTTTCTGTATAATTGGATTGTATACGAAAGAAGTGATCTTTGGGATCAATTTTTTCAACGAAAAGTGGTCCTCGTAATAAATCAGTTCTCCATTTTTCGTCATTTTCTTGTCCACGTTTTGTTTTAGATACAATATCATATTCACATGGAAGTTGTGTTAATATTGCTTTATCAATATCTGGGCAATATTGTAATTGATTTTTTAATAATGTATCCCATGAACGAATCATTCTTGTATGTGCATCAATTTGTAAAAAATATTCTTCGCCATCATATTGTTGTTGTATAATAAAACGAGCCCATGTTGGACCACGTGCTTCAGTATGTTTTAAACGAATAATAGTTTTTCTTGCTTTTGCACAAGCTTTATGATTTTTATATTGTGTATTGGCGCACCAATTTAAACAATCGGAATCTAAAATTGAATTATTTTGTTGACAAATAACAAAATGTAAATTTTCAGGTAAATCAGCATTTTGAGCTAATATACGAATTGTATCAATACATTGCTCATCACGATAACTTGCTACACTAACTAAGATTGTTCCTTTTTTATAATATTTATTTAATGTATTTATTGTAACTGAATCATAATATTTTTTTTTATGTGCTTCAAGAGTAGTATTGTTAAAAAATACTGATTCAATTTCTTTTAATTTTGTTTTAAGATCTAATATATTTGTATTTGTATTTGCTTCTTTTCTTTCATTTTTTTCGTTTTTTTCTTCTTCTTGAAAATTATCAATTTGACAAGTTGTAATAAAAAAGTATAAAAGAACCGCAAAAAGAACAAGGAGGATAAATAATATTAATAAAAAAAGACGCGATTCAGAACTTAACATTATTGTTGTTTTTGTTTTTTTTCCTTATTATTGTTGAGTAATCAAAGAAAAAAAATAATAATGGAAATTCTTGTCCCACAACAAACCACCGAGGAAGAAAGGTCTTCAAAAGCAATACCAATACGACGACTTCCAATATCAAGAACCAAGGATTACATTATTCCTTCTAGTTCTAGTGATGATAATAATAACAATAATAATAATAACAATAATAACAATAACAATAATATTAATAACAATAATATTAATAACAATAATAATAATAATAATAACGTTATTGACCTTAGTAATGAGCATATAAGTCGTGAAACAATATTGAATGAGATTATTCATCCGGTTATGTTAAAATTAAAATCATCTTCATCAATTTTGTCTACAATTTCATTTATGAATGAAGAGGACAAAGTATTAAATTATCAACGTGCATTTGTGCATAAAAGTATTTTACAACAAGTACGACGTTGTCAACAAAATAATATGAATGTATGTGAATATATGTTAGAAAGTAATGAACGATTAGAATTTATGGGAGATGCTGTGATTGATTTAGTTATTGGACAATATTTATTTTTAACTTATCCAAATCATAGTGAAGGTGATTTAACAAAATTTCGTAGTCGTATTGTATGTGGGGAAACACTTGCTTATTTTGCACGTAAAATTAATTTACAAGGAAAATTATTAATGTCAGAACAAACAAAACAAATGAATGGTCATGAAAACGAACATTTACTTGAAAACACTTTTGAAGCTCTTATCGGTGCAATTTTTCTGGATAAGGGTTTTGAAATTGCCAAGGAATTTATGTTAAATATACTTCATGAATATTTTGATCAATCTCAATTTTTAAAAGAAGATAATTATAAAGATTTATTATTACGTTTACTTCATCATTATAAATTAGAACCTCCGGAATATAAGGTAGTAGGTGAACATGGTCCATCAAATGATAAAGAATTTGATGTAATTGTAATTGTTAATGGTCATAAAATTGGTAGAGGAAGAAATAAACGTAAAAAGAAAGCTGAGCAAAATGCCGCAGAAGATGCATTAACTCGTATTCAATCTTTATTAAGAAAGTAAAAGATCATCCATATATGCTAATTGTTCTTCTAATAATAATGCAGTATACGTTTGTAAAACTGTAATTAAAAGAAAAAGGACAAAATAAAATGTTCTAGCTCCAGGTGAAAGAAAACCAGGAACAATATATTGTTTAATATGATGAAATGTAAAAAATGACATTATTCTTCTTTTCTTCTTTCTTTCTTTCCTTTAATTTTGGGAAAATTTTTTTAAAGAGTAGTTAATAAAGAAGGTTTAATCTATAATTAAATAAAAAATAATTATTTTGTAACAATTTTGTTTTTTTTCCCAACTCTCTAATAATTGAAAAGTAAATTAAAAGTTATTATTATTCTATTTTTTTTGTTTTGAATATTTTTTTTATAATCTTTATATCAAAACAACAATTAAAGTTGGAATAAATACAAGATTTGTTGTAACTTTTTTTTCTAAGCGTTTTATATAGAAATAGTAAAAAAAGTGTGAATAAAAACAAGAGAGATCTTTATCATCATGTTGACTGTTGCACCAATAAGTACAAGTCGTTTTGGTCGTGTAAATCGTAAAAAAGCACCTCATTATACTTATGATCCTCAACATGGTTTTCCATATTTAGGAAAATGTATTATTAAAATGTATGTTGCAGATTTTTCTGATCGTGTTATCCCTGAATATCCAGAATGGCATACTGTTCCCGTCACGAAATGGATTGAACTTTATCTATATTTAAAAAATAGTGGTCAATTAGAAAATGAAAAATTAACACTTGAGAATGTTTTAGTTGGATATTGGTATACAAGATTACATAAGGAATTAGCATTAAAAATTATATTTATTACAACAATGCAACAATGTATTTATGTAACATATCGTCGAAAAATTCCTCCTTGGTTTTCTAAACGTATAAAAAGTGTTCGAAATACAAAATTAATACAAGAATATTTTAATAAAGCACGTCGCTTATTGGCTTGTATTTTATTATATAAGGATGATGATGTTTCATCAAATGGTAAATCATTAGCTGTTGGTCATTTATTAACTAAAGCAAGTTTATATGATATTGCAACAATATATGGAAATATGAATAGAACACCAAAAGCTTTAGATAATTTAATTCGTAATAAAATTAGATTTAAAAGTGAATATGAATTGGCACAGGAATGTAAAGGATATGGTGAACGTTGGCCAACAATTTATGAAATAGTTGATCAAGTTCGAAAATTACCTTCTGGTCAAGGATTCTTTAAGACAGTTGCTTGTCAAGATTATTTACTGCAAATGAAAGAAGCATTTGATTTAGTATTACAAAATCCATGGTTCTGGGTAAGATCATTATATACTTATGGAGCAATTAATACAACTGAATTAAAACAATTGGAAACAAAATTATCATTAGTTACAAAACGTCCTGGACAAGATGCAAGAACAATTAATCTTGGCACACGAAGGGGAATATTACCTGGACAAATAAGACAACAGGATAAACGACCAAGTGTAGGTGGTGGTCCAACACCGACAAGTACACCACCAGAAATTATTGAACCAACATCACCAAGACCAGGTCCATCACCACCACCACCACCACCGGCTTCTACTGGAGCATCTCCGTCAACTGGAAGTGGAGACGCAAATGAAGTAATAAATGAATTAAATTCATTAGGTCTTAAAATTCTGGCTAATAAATTAGGTAAATATGCACACTTGGCACCAATAAGAGTTATAAGAAAAACAAAAACAACAGTCGAAAAAATACAAGATAAAATACCTGACATATCAAATAAATCTCTTAAAGATGCTCAAAAAACAATAAATGAAGCTGCAAACAAAGCTGCAAGTGCCAATGATGTAGATATGCAAATTGTTTTAATGCCTTTAAAAGGTAAGTTAATGGGACAAAGCAGCTTTGGATCAAATATTGGATTGAATCAAATGATGGGATTTGTTAAGCCTTATCGTAATAGTATGATGGAAGATTATACGGGATTTTCTCCCAGAATGTATAGAAATCATATTAATGATAACACTGTCGGAGATTTAGATATTCCTCAAGCAAATAATTATTATGGCAGCTATCGATTAGGCGCAAATTTAGATCCCGGAAGTGGATTTGGTCGAAAACGAAATAGAAACAAAGATGTATTTACAGATGGTAAAAATTATTATCAAATTTCAAATCGAACATCAAGACGGTCCTCAAAATCTCGTTTTGGAACACATAGCTCCGATGACGATTTTTTTTTTTAAATAATAATAATAATAACAATAACAATAACAACAATAACAATAACAATAATTTTAGTTCTCCTGGAATACAAACATTTAATCAACCAGGAAGTTTTCGATCACCAAGTGCTTGGTCATTAAAAAATACAACATTTACACCTATGGTATAAAACAAAAATGTTTAAAATCATCAACATAAATATTTTGTAAAATGGATTTACTATAATCATTTAATTGTTTCACTTCTTTTGTCAATCGTCGATTACTTCGTCGATCATCAGGCCATTCTATTTGATGTTGTCCTAATTTTTTTGCTACTTCATCAAATTCTCTTTGTAATCGTTCTTGATGTAGTATAATATGTAATTGTTCATGTATATTTGTTCCTAATAAATTACTTAACCAATAAAATTGTGGTTTAAATATACTAAACGTATTAAATACAATGTGCGCCTCTTTATGATATGGATGTGTTTTATTTTCATATGCCATTAAAAATTCATTTGGATCATTTCGAAAAATTCCAAAATGAATTTGTTTTTGTTGTAATGTTTCACAATCACTTACTTTTGCATAACGATAATAAAAATTTTCATCACATGCATCAACTAAATGATAAAATGCACTAACAAAACGTTCATATGGATGACGTATAATTGTTAATGCAGTTTCGTTTGGTTTAGGAGGATAAAATTTCATTGGCACATGGTTTTTTTGTCGATGTGCTCGATGAAAATTTGACCAATCTTGTGTTAAATTAAATATACTTGTTCCACCGGATTTTGGTGTATGATAAAATCGAATCTTACTTTTAGAATTTAAATTTTCCTTGTGTTGACGACTTCTTTCCTCCAATGGACAATCCTTTTGAATTCGAAGTTCATCTTCATCCAATAATTCCATATAATTCAAAAAATTGTAATATGAATGCATTTTTTACCCTTCCTCTCTTTTTTTACCTTCTTGTTTAACAAGAATTTTTTTTTGTCATTATAATGATGTTGCAACACGATTTGTTGGAACTGGAACATTACTTATTCGTCTACTAGTTGATTGTCGTGGTAATTTTTGTTGCTGTGTTTTTGTTGTAAATTTAGGTACTCGTTGTTTAATAGTAAGATAATAGCGAAAATAATAAAATAAATACAAAACAAATAAAATTGAAAGAAAAATTGCTGGGTGAAAAGGATATAATGATTCTATAGTATTAGTATTATTATTGTTGTTGTTGTTGTTGTTTTCCAATATTTTTGATGTTGTAAACATAACAAGTAATATACCAGCATAAATTATAAATGCAATTGGAAGATATTCAATAACACTATTACGTAATTGATAGTTGGGATATTTTCTCATAAATCCTGTGTAAAAAAACAAAAAGAAAAGAATACTACCGATAAAAAATAAAATAACAAAAACCATATTTATAATTTCTATTGTAGAAAATGATGAAGTATTATTATCATTTGTTTCATAAAATTCAGCTGCAAGTGCACTATAAATGATTAAATAAAAACAGATAAAAAATAATGCAACATTAATTGCAACTTTTTCTCGACCTAAAAACGCACAATCATCTACTCCTAATTTCCAAAAATTATCATTATCAGCAGTGAAAAATTGTTTAAAACCAATAATTGCTTGATCATCTCTAGGAACAAAAAACCATTTTATTGCAGTTTGTATTGCATCAATTATTTTACATAAAACAATCCCCATACTTTACTTTTATTTTTTTTATTAGTATTATTTATTTTTTTACTTTGGATAAAATAAAAGAGAAAAAAAAAGATTAATATACACTTAATCGTTTTCGTCCTAATGCATACTCTGATGTAAGTTTATCTCCATGAATAAGATTTCGCCATTCTCTCATTTTTTTTGTTCGATTTGTATCTAAATTTTGCATATAATGTTGAATAAATAAACCATCTACACCATTTAAAATATTATACGGCACAATTTGTATTGCTAAAAAGTAACGAGGACGCACACATTGTTGAAAAACCAATTGACAATTTGGAAATTTATTTTTTAAATGAACACAAGCTCCACCCGGTAATACACTTGTTAACCATGTGTTCATAATTTGTTGACCAATGAATGAATTTTTTACAATATACACTCCGGAATTCATGCGATTTGGTTTAGAACAAATCTTTTTGTCATAACAATCTTCACCAGCAATAAAATGAATTGAACTACCATTATACAAATAATGATAAATTATATTTCGAAGATCATAATCTTGATTATAAATTACTGCATCTGCATCAATATGCATAATATATTTATATTTATATTTTGATTTTAATTTTGATTTTGATTTTGATTTCAATTTCATACATTGTAATGTTTTTACTATTTTTGTAAAATTAATTGGTAATTCTGGATTTAAATTTGTTTGAACAACTTCGAATTCAAAACCATAACGTTTACAATAGGTTTCATTTAATTCAATACTTAATGAAGCATATTGTCGAATTTCCGGTGTAGCAACCATAAAAACAAGAATATCTTCTGGTCGCAAATTTTGTTCTAATTGTTTAGTTGAATATAATGGTAAGGATTTAGCTGGAGGAATATAAGATAACATTTCTTTTGTATGGATTGGTGGCTCATAAATTGAATGAAGTAAAAGTGCAAAAATAACAAATAAGAATAAGATAATTAATCCATATATACTAAATCTTATCCAAGATAGATTTTGATTTTGATTTTGATTTTGAATTTGATATTTATCGTTCATGACAGGTAAATTATTTTATTGTTTTACTTTTCATTATTAACAAAACAAAGAAAAAAAACAAATGATAACTCAACTATGTGTTTGTGGAGGAGGCGTTCGGGGGATTAGTTTTGTCGCTGCACTCTATTATTTACAGCAAAATAAGTTTTTTAATATACGACAAATTACTAAAATTTCAAGCGTAAGTATTGGTTCTTTTATTTCAGCCTGTTTGTTAATTGGATATGAACCAGATAGTTTAGTGGATGTATTATGGAATTCTGATTTTAAACAATGTAAAGACATTGATCTTGGGAATATATTTAAACAATATAGTTTATTAAAAGGTGATGCACTAAAATGCTTCTTTTATGATATTTTAAAATTAAAAGGAAATCCACATATTTCACTTTTAGAATTATATGAAATGACACATTGTGATTTTTATCTAGCCGTTACGGATTTAAAACGTCACTGTAACACTTTTATTTCACATCAAACACATCCAAATTTACCATTAATTGATGCGTTAATTATGACAACCAGTATACCTATATTAACTCCACCTATATATGATGAAATTAATGAAACGTTTTATGTTGATGGTGCTTTAATTAATAATTTACCTTTAGAACCTTTATATTTAGATTTTGACTTAATTAAAAATAAAGATAAACAAAATAAAGCTACATTGATTATTACAACAGATTTAAGTTCAATAGAAAAGCGAGAAGAAAAAGAAAAAGAAAAAGAAAAAGAAAAAGAAACTAAAAATTATCATTATAATAAGAAAACAATTAAAAAGGAACAAACTTTTTTTTCGTATTTATTTAATTTATTACAGATTATTTATGATCGAACGTATGAAAAGTGCACTAAATTGCAACATTATCAAACGTTTAATCAGGAAACATATTTATGTGAAATAAGAAATATTAATGGTATTTCCGTAACATCATTTAATATAACAAAAGATGATAAATTAAAATTAGTTTTAGCTGGACAAGAAGCTGCAATGAATACGATATCTAAATCAAAAACCCTAACCCCAAATCAACAACAACAACAACATAATCAAGAAAGAAGTGATTCAATATCAATATCTTCATCAAACGAGTCAAATTGTAATGACACAGAATGAAGTTTATTAATATTAATATTAATCCCGGTATTATTATTCTTCTCATTGTCATCCTCTTCGTCGTTATCATTTTTATCATTTTCTTTTTCATTTTTATCATTTTCTTTTTCATTTTTCTTCATTCGTTGCTGCTCTTGCTCATCTTTAGTATGTCCAACGACATCGATTGCATCCTTTTTCTTCCGACCACGTTTCTTTTTTACTTTTGGTGTTTTGTCTTTATCTTTAATTTTACTTTTAATTTTAATTTTAACTGTTTTACCCCGGCCCTTCTTTATTGATTTTACTTTTTTTGTTGGTTCTTGTTTTTCTTCTTTATTATCATCTTCACCTCCTAATGATAATTTGGTAAAATTTAAATTGAAATCGTAATTAAAATCTACTTGATCAACGAGAGGAGACGATCCACGATCCACACTATAATCACCAAAATGATCAGAATTAGAATTCTTAAAATTGCGAGAATCTGAAAAAAAAGAATAATCAGGTGATCGGTCCAATGCGTCCAATTCCATATTCTTCTCATCGTCATCATTATCATTATCATCGTTATTATTATTACTGTTATCATCATTATCATCATTATCATCATTATCATCATCGTCGTCTACTTGTTGTTGGTCCTGATTTAATTCTGTTTCTTCTGTTTCTTCTGTTTCTTCTTCTTCTTCTAATGCATTATCATCATTATCGTCATTATCATCATTATCATCATTATCATCATTATCATCACCTTCGGTGTCGTCATTTTCATTATCAGAGTCATCGTGATCTGTTGTAATTGCTTCAATGGGACATTGTGATGAAGATATTGTATTAATTGAACACGTTGAAACCATTAAGGGCAAACCATCAGCGTTACTACTATTGCATCGATAATTCAACGATGATGATTTTAACAATTTCTTTCTGTGTTTTAATTTAGCTTGTTCCTTTTTGTGTTTTCGTTTACACATTTCAATACTTTTTTCCAATCGTTTTAAATGCGGCGCAACTTTCTTTTTATTATTTGAATTAGAAGAAGAAGTCGTCGTATTCTCTGATGAAGAAAATTGTAATTGTTGTTGTTGCGGATTTACGAGTTCTTTCATATCCAAATTATACATCCAATTATTTTTCTTCTTGCACATATTGCTTTTGGAATAATTCTTTTTTTCAATGGATTTATTGTAATTAAGTGTTCGGTAAACTTGTGTTTTCAGTTTTATATTTTCTTTGGTTTCACTCAATTTTTGCGTATATTTTTCTGATGATATTCTTTGAAATACTTCTATTGTTTCCACAAATTTACTTGTTGTTTCCTGTGTGATCTTATACAAAAATTTAATAGGAACATGATGAAGATTTGATAAATATATAATATGATCTAATCCACTATTTTCCTCAATCCATTCATGTGATAAAAAAAGCCAAACAAAATCAATATTTTGTTCAAATATTGCACGATTTCGATTTAAACCAGCATTATCCTTTTCCTTTTTCCAATCAGGTAAAAATTCAATATATGTAAATTGTGGAAAATTAGGACGCACTAAACGCAAAATTTGATTATCTCCTTTACGACCACGTGTATATATAATAATTTTATGTTCTAAAATATTGTGTTTATGTGAAAAAAATTTATGAATTTGAAATAATACATGAGCTTGAAATGCATCAAATGTCTTAAAATTCTTTTCCGGATAAGTATCTGACGTCAAAAGAATCTTAATTTTCTTTTTCTGTGGTGTTGTATTTGCCATTTTGATTATGTGTTTCTTTCTTAATAAATTTTTTTTTTATGTCATATACTAATAAAAGATTACTTTATTAAAGAAACTTTGAAGCAATGGGAACAAATACAGAAACAATTACATGTATATGCTGTATTGTTTTTGTGTTTTTAATTTTAATTATTATGATTGTATTTTCAATACTTCCATTAAATCAAGTTCAATCACAATGTGATCATTTTACGGATTTAATGATGTATAAAAATGATACAATAGCAAATAAATTACAAGGAGGTAAACATTATTATGCTTTAAATCCAACAGAGGATCTTGAATTTATAATAAATCGTCGTAAAAATCCAACACAAAATGTTTCTCTAATTGCAATTTTAGCAAAATGGTGTGGGTATTGTAAACAATTAAAACAATCTGGAATGTTGACTAAATTATCAAAAGATTATGATGTTTATGTTTTAACTGATGATCACCCACAAACACCTGCATTGATGAAACTAGTTGAATCTCAAGGATTTCCTACATTAATTGTGCTCAATCATCGTGATAATAAAATGTATAAATATACACAAGCAAGAGATTACAAGACTGTAAAGGCTGTTCTAGATAAATATAAGAAACATAAATAATAATAATGAATAATAATAAAAAATTATTTTTATATGATAATGAGTAAGTAGATTATTCGATTATTAGAAAATTAATTAAATCATTCATTATTAAATATGTCTTCTTCTGATTATTCCTCTTTAGGTGATTATAGTAATTATAGTAATTATAGTAATTATTATAGTGATTATAGTGGTAATAGTGATGATAATGACGACACCGAAGGTGATGATAATTCCGAATATGGTGATTATGAATATAGTGAAGAAGAGGATGAAGATGACAATAATCGTAATTATTCAATTAATTTACCTGAAATTATGGAATCTGTTGGAGCAGTTCTTCGGCGTGATGCTAAAGAAATATTTGATTTTATAATTGAATTTGCTTCTTTACCAGAATATGATTCTCATGTAAAAACATTCATTGTTCGTAGTATTTTACAAAATTTAGCAGGAAATAATCAAAATAAATACGGTTCTGTATTAAGAATTATGAATAAATTTGGACAACAAACTCAAACCGCAAATCCTGCATTACCAATTATTCAAGCAGCAACAACAACAACACCAATGACAACAACTGCTGCAACTGCAACCGCACCAACAACAAGTATAACCACAACACAACCACAACAACAAGTACAACCACAACAACAACAACCACAACAACAACAACCAATGCAAAATACAACAGCTACAACTCAAATTACACCATCAGCTGGTCAACAACAAGCAAGAATTACACCAGATTATAATGCATTGGCAGGAACAGTTGCACGAGCAGAACAACAAATACAAAATGCATTAAATACTGTAACTGGTTCTGGTATTTCGGGTTTTGGACGTCGTCGTTATAAAAATTGCACAAAACAACAACATTCTTTTTATTTATAATCTAATTCCTACACGACCACCAAATCCTCGTGTTCGTTTTGAATTATTTGTTGAATTTGTATTGTTTTTATTAGTTTTATTTCCACCAGTTGTTTTTTTATTTTTTCCAGAAGAAGAAGAAGACGGAGGATGTATTGGAATAACAACACTTCGACCTGTATCAAAATCCATATCTGATGATGCTATACTTTCTTCATCAATTATTTTACCTTCACTTTTTGTTTGTTCTTCTTGTTTTTGTTTTTGTTTTTGTTTTTGTTTTTGTTTTTGTTCTGATTGCGGTATATCCGCAGAAGAAGTTGCCATTGGTCGAGGAAATGGTTGTAATGGTGGCATTGGTTGAGATAATAATGCAGCTGCTAAATCAGGTGGTGTATGTAATGGTTTTTGATATACATTGTTTGTATTACTTGTTGGTGGACCAAACATTTGACGAACGGTATTAAATACATCTGTCATAATATTTTTTGGGGGTTCTGTTGGTGATCCTCCCATTGGTCCTCCCATTGGTCCCATTGGTCCTCCTGTTGGCATTTTAGGTGTTGTTGGTGGTCCACCACCAGGATTTATATTAAAAATATTTTGATTTGGATGATTAGCATAATTTGGATGATTAGGATTATTATTATTGTTATTATTATTAAACATATTCATTACAAATGGTCTTAAATTATTCATAATTTCATTCATTCCAGAATCATTTCCATTATTATTATAATTATTATTATTCATCATATTTGACAAAGTTTTTCCAACCATTTTTTCTGCTGTATTCATCATATGCGTTGTAACAATAGAAACAACGACAACGGACATTAAACTTAACACCGGATGAATTTGCTCACCTTCTCCAAAATATTCCTTCACTATTCTCATTATATCATATGAAATTTCAGATTTTCTTGCTTCCATTGTGCTATGTAAATTCTTTAATTGCAAATTAAGAGGATTCCATAATTCATGACATTGTTCTAACGCCCAAAATAACAAGAAAAATACATCCGTAAATGTAGCCGCTAAATCTGTTCGTGTTTTATTTTGTTGACATAATTGTATTTCTTCTTCAATATCTCGTAATGGACTATCTAATGAATATTTACAAGATGGTTCATATCCATATCCTTCCAATAATTTAAGTTCATATAATAATTGTTTTTTTAACAACATTCTAGATTTTTTAGATTCCGGTGGCGAAGATGATGATGATGTTGTTGTATTCTTATTAGTTGTTTCATGCTCTCCAGTAGTTTCTTTTCTTCGATCATATGATGAAGCGACATAAACATCATTTTTATCATCATCAATAGAACGATGTGATTTTGATTCATCAGAATAATAACGATGGTGACGACGATGTCGATGATGACGATCTTCTTCTTCTCTTGAATCTTTTGATCGTCGTGAATCACGTGAACGATGCGAACGACGTGAACGATGTGAACGATGTGAACGATGTGAACGACGTGAATCACGCGAACGATGTGAACGATGCGAACGATGTGAACGATGAGATCGTCTTGATTCATGATCATCATGATGATGATTATTGTTTTTATCACTATTACTATTACTTATATCATTATCATTATTATAATCATTAAAATAATCAGGTCGTGCTTCATCATCATCATCATCACTTATATGACTTTTTAATTTTGTATTATTAATAAACATATTTAATCGATTATTTTGCAAATAATCCGTTGGAGTCTGATAAATTTTTTCTTTCCCATGTTTCGTTGATCTTGAATCTTCCCTTTGTCTACTACTACTACTATAATAATGATGTTGATTTTCTTTTGCACGTTCTTCTTCATCACTCAATGTAGAAATCATACGACGTTTAGAAAAAATATCTTTCAAATTTGATACCTCGTTTGGTGATGAAGAAGATGATTGTTGTTGTTGTTGAGTAGTTAATGATAAAGGACGAATTGCAGAAGATCGACTCTCATTATCACTTATATCACTTGGATCTTCTTCAATTGTAAACGATGCCATCTATTATTTTCTCCTTTTTTTTATGTATTTATTATTCTTTTATTCACTCTTGACTTTTTAAATTATTACACCTTATACGCATCTTGAATCTTTGAATAATGTAGAATATATGCTCGTCCCTGCAAATAAGAATCCGCTAAATCATCCTTTTTTTTAGATTGCTGGAAATACTTAATCCATTTTTCATCTTGATCTTGTTTACTTGAATTTTCCAAATAATTTTCACAACAAAAAACACTCATTTTCTTTCGACGACAATAATTTGTTTTAATCTGTTGTAATTTATCTTCTTGTTCCTTTGTAAGATTTATATTCATAAGAGTTGTCTTATTTAATTTATATTTACTACTATATTCAATAATTGGAACAACTGGATAATGAATTAAAAAATATGTCAAAAGAGCCGTTGCAACCTTTTGCATTTTTACATTGCATTTAGGTTGTCGTTCAACAATAACTTTACAGCATTTTTCAAACAAAGAATGACGTTCCTTTAATCCATCAATTAAACTTTTAAGTAAAGAAATAAAATTCTTTTCTTTTGTTAATGTAAAGCATTCCCATGCAACTATTGACTGCGATGTTTCATTCAAAATACAATACGCAAAATTTTTAACACCAATATCTATGGATAATAACAAAGAAGAATTAATATTTGTATTTATATTTATATTTATATTTTCTTTACTCATTATATTAATTTATCTTGATCTTAGACTTATATCGTCGTCGTTAATTTCAAGTTTTCTTTCTTGGACCCGTTTATTATATTTTTCTTCTATTTCTTTAAATTTTTCTTCACTTACATTTTGTATAACCTTGGGCAATAAAAATTGCGACAAACGTTTCAAAGAGATACTTTCTCCGTAACTACTATTCCCTTCTACATCCTTAATATAACCATTCTTATCATTATTATCATTATTATCATTATTATCATTAATAAGACTATTATTGTCATCTTCGGTATCATCGTCATTATTATCATTATCATCATCATCAGATGAATAGGAATATAAATGTTCTAGTTCTTTAATGTGCATCGGTTCATGTTTTGACCAATAAATTAAAATAGCATCGCTGTCACGATAAGTATTTACCGAAAAACCATTTTGAACAAGAAGTTTCTTTAATTTCGTTCGAGCTTCATTCATATCATAAGAATATACAAGATGTTGTTGTAATATTTTTGGAATATGATAAACTACATAATCTTTTTCTTGTTCAGCTGATTCACGTATTTTTTCACTAACACGATTTAATAATACAGAAAGATAATCACCTTTAGTTGGTCGTTTGGCAAAAGAAATTTTTAAATAATGTATATGATAATCTTCTACTAAATAACCTTTTCGTTCTAAACAACGTTTTACTAATTGGGCGATTTCAGAAGCAGAATAACGAGGTAAATGAGGTATATACTCAGCAACATAATAAGTTGTTGAGTTTTCATTCTTAGAATAAGCATAACACATTTTAGCATATGCTTTTTTAAAATGATATTCAACAACTCTCAATTTATTTTGTTTTTGTTTTGCTTTAATTCGTTGAACATCATTAATTGTAAATAAATGACGAGAACTATGATTATTATTATTATTATTATTATTATTATTATGAACATCAATACTCATATTCTTTTCCTTTCTTTCCTTTCATCATAATAATTTAAATTTAAAATAATAATCAATAGTTTTCTTCGCTGTAATCATTCTGATCATTATTATTATTATTTAATTGACCATCGTCTTCATCATCTTCGTCAATAAATTGTAATCCTTTTCGCTGTTGTAAATGTAATTCCACTGGATCATCTAATTGTTGTTGTTCCTGTTTATTCATCTTAATTTTTATAATTTCTTGTTGTTGTCGAGGTGGTGGTGGTGAAGATGAAGATTGATTACGATAAACATTTGTTTGATGCAACACACTATTTTGAACTTTTAATCCCTTTCTTTTTTGTTTTTCTTCATGACGACGATGATGATGACGATGTCTTCGATTATTATGATGATGTTGTTTAGTATCTTCTTCTTCTTCTTGTATTTCTTCTTCCTCGCGATTAACAATCATATTTACATCACCCTCTGATTCATAACGAACTCTATATTTATTTGTAATTGCTTCTTCATTTATATTTGTATTTGTATTTGTATTTGTAGTTGTATCTACAGCTTCACGTTTAATATAATAAAATTCATCACAAAATTGTTTATTTGTAATATATTTGTATGGCATAAAAAATCGACCTTTATTCCCAAATGATGATCCCCAACTCATTTGCACAATAATACATTGACGATTATCAGAATAACCAACCGCAATTCCTGTAACAAAACCAATACGTTTATTTGTTTTGGATGGATAAGGCATATTATCTTGTGCTGGATTCCAAATCATATCATCACAAAAATTATCATATAATGCAAATCCAAAAATAAACGGACGACCCAAAGATAATAATGATTTTAACATTAATAAATTTGTATTATCTATTCGTTGAAATACTAACGAACGTTTAAAAAAATCAGCTTGATGATATGCATGACGACTAGGTGGTGTTGTTAAATATGTTGCATAAGTTGGCCAAGTTGATTCATTACATATTCCATATTTATTAATTGCTCGAAATACTTGTCGAAATGTTGCACCACAATCAACAATTGGATGATCATTAAAACTTAATGCATTATAATATACAAATAAAATAGAAGGAACAAAATTCTCTTGAACAGCTTTTATATGATCATACAAAAATGCCGTTAAAACACAACAGACAGTAGATGATTTAAGTGATCCTTGGTTAAATAAAACATGATCAAATTTTTTTTGTAAATCTACTCTTATAAATGGTTTAATGTGTTCGACTTCTTTGTTCTGTAAATAACGATCATTATTATGATCCATATCTTTCTTCCATCCAAATTTAAAGTTACGTTTGAATTGTTTTACATTCTGTCTTAATTTCGCAACATAATTATTCATTAATTTAGTCTCTTGTATATATTCCATATCATCATCATTTAAAGTTGAATGCGTTTGTTCATGTAAATTTTCGTCATCTTGTGTGGTGGAAGAATAAGAAGTGTTTGAAAAAAGACTATTTCCCATTTATTTTTTTCTTTTTTTTTTAAACTTTCCCGGGGGTTTAAATTTTGTAAAAATTTTATATATATAGAATTAAGAAAAAAGTTTTTTTTTCGAAACTAAACACAACGACTTGAATTTTAAATTATACCTACAATAAAT